AAAACGAGCTGATACAAAGGAACGCAGAGCTTGAGGAATTCACATATATCGTTAGCCACGACCTGCAAGAACCACTCAGACGCATCAAGACCTTCAGTCAGCTTCTGAAGAAATCCCTGGGTGACAACTTGTCTAAAGACCAAAAGCGGCATTTCGGTTTTCTCATTGATAGTGCTGAACGTATGGGAAAATTGATCAAGGATCTATTGGAATTATCGCGTATCGGTTCCGCGCCAAGAAATGGCGACACGTGCAATATGAGTAGATTGGTGCGTAAAGTGGTGGAAGATTTAGGAGACCTTATGGGTGAGTCTAATGCTGAGATTGAAGTTGCCAAATTGCCAACCATAAAAGGAAATGCGTCTTTGATTAGTCAGTTAATGGGGAACATACTGAGTAATGCTCTAAAGTATCATCGCAAAAACACAAAATCTTACGTAAAGGTCTACGCCTCCACGAGATCAGGACAGGAAGTTATTTGCGTAGAAGACAACGGAATAGGCATAGACGAGAAATATCATGACCAAATATTCAAACCGTTTACAAGATTACATCGTTCCGACGAATACACGGGAAGCGGCGTTGGCCTTACAATCTGTAAACGGATCGTTGATAAACATGGATGGACTATGGACTTCGAGTCCACCCCAGGAAAGGGTTCGATCTTCTGGTTCACTTTCGGAGAAAGAAATGAGTAAGAATCACGTTCGGATACTCTTGATTGACGATGACGACAGTTACCAAGTTATTCTTGAGACAGCACTTAAAGCTGAAGATTCGACCATCGAATACGACATCGATTGGTATAGCGGGCTTGAAGAAGGAATTCAGTTTGAGCACGACCTATACATCATCGACCACCGAATTGCTAACCGCCCGATGTCGCAGAAAATCATCAAAGCTATACGTGAACAAGATCCGCACGGGGCCATCATTGTGCTATCCGGTTTTGGGTCATATCAGTTACTCAAAGAGCTAGGTGCTCTAGGTGTGATTTGTTTTGTTGACAAAGATGATTGTGACATTCGTCCAATCGCTGAGGCAGCAAAGGAAATCGCATCAACCAAGTCGAGGCTTCAGGTGATGAAGCAGAAGATCACCTCAGTCGAAAGTCTACTTAACGGTGGCCAAAACGTGTAGGGATCTTTCTATGGACACAAACCATATTATCCTCATCGAGGATGACGATGCCGACGCTGAACTCTTCGTTTCAGTGGCGTCAGATCTCTGTAGTGACATTAGGAGAATTAAAGATGGTGAAGAAGCCGTACAGTATTTCTCTAATCCTTCTCTGAGTCCTCCTGATGTAGTTTTCCTAGATTTGAACATGCCCAAACTCGATGGGAGGCAAATACTAAGTTTCTTGCGCTCAGAGGATAGACTTCGACGAATCCCTGTGGTTGTTCTGACTTCTTCAAAATCAGAGAGAGATGTAGATCTGTGCTACGAAAACTGTGCTAATATCTACATTGTGAAGCCTCTAGATTTGGCAGATTTCACGCATGCTGTCACCAGCATTCTTACAACATGGTTTGTCTTAGCGACGATCCCTACCTGTGTGCGGGATTAGAAGTCGCAAGTTTCTGGCTGTTTTTGTGTGTAAGGAGGATCGCATGATGGCAGCTCGGCTTCCCAAAGACTGGAAAGACAGAATCGAATTAGCCTATGAGAATGAGTGTGACAAGATCATCTATTATCTCATGTTCAAGAAGACCAAGATTCCTAAGGGGTTTAACCGTGAGATCGGCGACCTAGCTGTTGAAACCAACGGCCTCCATATCGTTGAGGGTCCAAACATCGTCAAATGTATGCAGAGACGGGGCCTAGGAACTATGCTCTATGAACGCGCTATCAGGGACCTTGGTTTCATCAGTGTCGAATGGAGCGATGTGACAGTACCAGGCAAACACGCATGGAGAAGTCTCACAACACGCTGGCCATTCAGTTTAGATCTTTCCGATGGTGTGATAACGGTTTACAGGAAACGCCAGAGACGTAGCAGACGAAAGTGCGACGTGTTCGTTTTCCCGCATACGGCATAAAGTGTCGTTCATCGTAGCAATCTTTGATGCAGTCTATTCCCATTGACGTGATTCGCACTTTCTTGCCTGAAAGTTCCACCATTCCGTAGGATGCAAGCCGTTCTAGTGATTCACTGAGTTTAGAGAGCGACACGAAGACCTTGAGATCAACCCCGGGATTCAACGGAACGACAAGTGAAGCACCGAATTGGAAGTAATCCTCAACGTCTATCTGAGTCCAGCATCCGACATAGGCGTACATGAGACCGAGCCATATCAGACAATGATCATCTCCGGGTTGCAGCGGGACTTCCGGTTCTTGTACTTTGGCGGAATTCGCCCAGAAGGGAGCCACATGGACGGTGATCTTTTCAGGAAACTGCCCTGGACCGAAGTTCAACATGTCTCCGGGCTGAATCTCTTTCAGGATGTTACCACCCGAGCAGGAAGTCATCATCTTCGGACCTTCTCACAAAGTCTTCCATCAATCTCTTCGCTAGATCGCTGAAGTAATACTTGCCTTCCTTGTCAATTTCAAAGAAGCCGTACCACTGAAGTTTTTTGCAGTATTGCCTGTAGTCCTTCAATTGAGGCGATGTAACCGGTATTCCAAATCGTTCATGTTCAGATTGAAGCAGTTCTTCCGGAGTCCAACTTACCCAGATGCCGGTCAAAAAACAATGTCGGTATGCACTCAGAATGAGCGGTATCGCGCATTCCGGTGTAATCAGGTTGTCTTCGACGGACCATCCTTCCCATTTGCCCGTCTCAGAAGGCATATCGGACTTCAAAGCTGATGGTGGCGGCACTTCCTTTCTTCTTTCGGCAGCATCCATTCTACAGTTGATTGCTTCAGCATCGGCGAAGAGCAGCTTCAGGAAGTGTCTCTTCCAAACTGAGGTAAGAACATCAAGAACTCTTATGTCTTGTGGTTGATCCTTAAGTTCTTGCGGCCGTTTTGCCATGCCGGTTTCTCCTTAGACAGTATACCACATCATCTGATCGCCGTCAAATCCAAGGAGGTTTGATGGGCCTTTGTGGTCAACTCATATAGTGTTAGTAGGACAATAGGGTTCTACGAAGGACGGAACGATATGACAACCAAAATGAAGGCCAAATTGGCGATTCTTGGTGTTGGCGGTTTCCTATTGATCTGCCCGTACACAGTTGGCTGTGCTGCTCTTAGTGCATTGGCGGCTCTGCTACAGATCACGGGCGGTCAACTTCCGCTGTAAACCAAGTCTCACGAAGCACATGGCGGGGCCGGACATTCGTTCGTCCCCGCCTCTTTTCGTATCAACCGCAGATGCATAGGAATATACCTGTTTTTGCCGCAATGAATGATAGGCAACTGATCCTGAACGGAGACCCAGATGGCACGCGCGTCCCGCTACTCGCCACAGCGAACCGGCCAATATTTCAACTACCTTGAGAGGTTTATAGTTCGCAATAGAACTAATCGTCTAATCTCTTTGGGGCCGGATACGGACTGGGTTCTCAAACCGGGTCAACAAATAGACCTTCTGAAGCGATGTACGAGAGAACAGATCAGCCAATCCAAGCGTCTTTCTCGTCTTGCGAAACGCGGTCTCATTTCGGTGCGGTGGGTAAAGCCAAAAGGCAGGATTGACCGCGATCTAAGCTTCATCAACGATGCTACTGCTGGCCTAAGTTCCTTGCCGGACCACGACCATCCTCTGGCCGACCATGAACACAGTTGTACCGACATCGTAATGGATGATCCATACTGTTGCTTCCCGCCGTGTGATCATGAACACCCTGAACTGGCTGATGCTGACCACACCCATACTGGTTTTGCTGAAGAAGATCATGAACATAGTTGTGCTGATATTGTGATGGATGACCCATACTGTTGCACTTTCGCGATTTATGTCTTCCGTAGAGGTAGTTACTGTTGACTTCACGGTTAATGCAGGGAATCTAGTAGGAAACAATTCGACTATAGCCTTCTATGTTTACGAACATTCACGTATGAGTATAGGATTAGAATTGGTTCCTGGATTCTGTTTCGGTCTCCGCAACGCAACAGGAATATCACAGCTAGTAAAAGTTGACACCGGCTCCATGCTTGTCTTCTATATCGGGCTTTATGGTTTAGATGCAGAAATGGATGGCAATGCTGTCGCTGACAACTTTGTTGAAGTGCGACGTAATTCTACGATGTACATATATGACACACCATATTTGCACGTCGCTGATTTGCTATTCGGAGCAGCCATCAGCACATTGACAGCTATCATATATCAAGATTTGTCACTAACAGATAGAACCTTGTTTTTTGTTGATGGTACGAGTTCTCTAGACTATCCCTTGCCATATTACTATACTGGTGGCGTGCCCACCGGGCCATTCTCGTGCAATTTGCAGATGAGACATTTCAAGAAGATCTTCTACGCAGACGGTGGATCTATCAGCTCAGGTTCTCTCAAGCCATACAAGTCAAATTCTGAGTCAGACAGCGTGTTTGCTCAGTCAGACAATGGAGGTTTGATAAAGCTTAATCTAGTAAATGGTGTTGGCCAGGACAACACAACGAGTTGGTACAGAATGTTACAAGCAAGCAGCGGAAGTGCTATTGCATGTGATCTGACAGAATACGTTTTCATCTTCGTTATCGCACCAGCCCCCATAGATTATTACCAAGACAATGCTGCCACTCATTCGATGATTCTTGCAGAAAATCAGTCGAAAATTGAGTTGTATTCCGAATCAACGACTAACGACAGAATGCTGGAAACAGGGAACAACAACAGCATTCACATGGAGACATCAGAATCTTCTTCTATCGTTTGGCACTACAGTGATGAAGATTTGTACTTTGATGGTTTAGCTAACGAACCTGTCGTGGAGAATGGAGATTCTGGCAATTTAACCGGTTTGGATTACTTCTATCTGTCAGATGGTACCAAAATGGGTCAAGGCTGCTACATTAGCCAACGACAGTCCGGCGAGAATGTACTTGAAGACCCATATCTTGAGTATTGTTTCCCATCATGCACTCATACACATGAGCACGAATATCCTGTTGATATTAAGACCATAACATCTGATTACACGATAGAACCAGAGTATGAGTTGATTCTATGCAACGCCTCCTCTACTGATATTACCGTGACGATGCCAGCCGTGGCATCCGAAAATGGAAGCCGCTATTACATTAAGAGGATCGACGATTCGGCCAATTCTGTTACTGTTGATGGGCATGGATCTGAAACAATTGATGGACAATATACGCAATCTCTGTCGCACCGAGATTGTATACTTGTGGTGTGTGATGGCACATCATGGCACATCATATAGGAGGAATACTGATGGCCAATCTGCCTAAATTTCCAAACGTAACTGCATTTGTGGAGGCTGCCACTGAACGTATGGAGGCCATGAGTTCACCAGATCCCGATGCGACCTATCCTGACTTCGCAGGTACTTACAACGTCCAGTTTCTTGAATTCAATTGTCGGACGAAATGGAACCTAAACGCCGAGGGTAGGCAAAGCAGTGTGGTCTCCGATCTGCCTGTGCCATCGCTTGATTTGTCCAGTGTGCCTTCTTTGTACGGTGGTGTTCTATCAAGCGCAAACGCGTATCTTTCAGATCTTTCGTCAAAGTTGCCGAACATTCTCTCCAGCTCTATTGTTATCTACCATCATGACCCGTGGCTAGTTCGTGTGGCAAATAACGGTCAAAAGAATGTTCACTTCATTGGGCTTAACGATCCGGAAGGTTTCACATTGGACCCATCTGAGGTTTCTATGGACATCTTAATGGAATACATAGATGGTCTGCAGAGTATTCAGGTGGTTGGTTTGTGGAATGGGGCCAACCGCATAGGTGGAAGACTTTTGATAACATCACTATTCAGCGAGTCTAGACCACGAAGCGGTGTCGGGATCGAACTCTCGATCGCTGCCAGGTATAGGGCCATCAGATCATGACCAGGCCTCGATGTATCGATCTTTCATCAGAGATCTAACCCGGTATCTTCCTGGCCTTCCTAAGTCAAGCATTCCAGTCGTAACAAGCCCGGCCAAGAGCTTGTGCTTCTGTGCTTTTGTTAACCTCTTGTACCCTGGAAGGTTAATTTGATGTTCTCGAACAAATGTGTCTAGTTCTTTCAGGGTGAAAGAAATCCAGGTTCCAATATGTCGCATATATCGAATGACAACTGATCCCACCACGACAAGATCGATGAGCGGACAATCGGCCTGTAAACACTCATCGTCATTGATAGGGAACTCTGGCAGATTGGTTCTTCCGGCCGGGAATACGGGATTCGGCCACGGCGAGGTGGCTGGCACATCTATGGGCAGAGGTGCTAGCATGATGCTAGTATACCACAAGATTGGTCTTATGTCAAGCAAAAAGAAAGCACTAGGTGCCCCATGGCTCGCCCAGTGCTTTCCGGAGGGGAAAAGGCCGGATCAACACTGTGTTACTCAGTGCCCTGACTCAAGGCGTGAGTTCGACCAACTGGTGATCCGACCTCTTCGGAATCGCCGCCAACGCACCGCGCCGTGCGTAGCGGCTGCCACGGCAAAATACTACCATTTTGCTGTATGCTCTAGTATGACACAAGTAGCGGGCAAGTCAAGTAACAATTCACTTTTTTTCGTTGATCTATGGCGGCATTGCCCAAAGGTCATTCCACAGTTCGGGCAAAAGACAAGATGAGAGGAGTTGCACCATGCCACGAGATTTCAGATCTATTCCATTGGGTTGGGTTCCGGATCTTCCGGACGCTAGAGATTGGTCCTACAGAGACAAATATCCTCTTAAGATCATGAGACTTCCGAGTATAGTTGATTTGCGCCCTAAATTTGGGTCAGTCAATGACCAGGGTGAAATAGGATCATGTACAGCACAAGCTGCTACAGATTCAATGGAATATTGTGAGTATGTTGAATCAACAGACAGAAATGACTATAGTAGACTATTTCTTTACTACAACTCACGAGAACACAAAAACATTGACGAGGGAGCCTATCTGCGTGATGTTTTCAAATCCATGAATTCAACCGGTGTCAGCCTAGAAAATCTTTGGCCGTATGATACTTCGAAATGGGCCGATAAACCTATAGAGGCTGCCTATGATGATGCCGGAAGCCATACAGCCATCGAATATTTGTCAGTTTCACAAAACGCTACGGAACTGAAATCTGTGTTAGCTGAAGGTTTCCCGATCACATTTGGCATGACTATCTACGTGTCGTTTTATGAGACAGGACAAAATGGCATGGTCCCGACACCTACTCTAGACGAGACTGCTGAAGGCGGTCATGCAATGCTCATTGTTGGTTATAACAGCACTAAACAGGTATACATCGTCAGGAATAGTTGGGGCGATGATTGGGGCGAGCATGGATACTGCTACATACCATCTGCAATGGTAGAGAGCAGAAACTATTCAGATAATTTTTGGGTTGTAAAGCGTATTGGACAAGAGGTACCAACCGAGAGAGCTTCATCTTGTTGTGGTGTTGCTCAATCGGCACGCAGAAAAATCAAAGCAGCCTGGGACGGTCTGAAGTATGGATAGCGCCAGGCTATAATAGGTTATCATGAAACGTTTTCTGAAGTACTCCGGTGTTGTTTTGATTATCGTTGCTGGTTGGGGATTAGTTGTCGCCTCGTTCTTTGGAGATCAAATCAAACAAGCATATGACTCCTACTTTCCGCCGCCCACATCCCAACCCGCTTATGTTGAGAAAGAGTTCTTGATTGGCGAAGGCTTGCGCCCACTTATCCCTCTAGAAGATGAGATAATCGGGCCTCCAAGCCCCGTACCAGACAAACCGTGCAGCAAACTGCGAACCCAGGTTTTCGATCCAACCGTTAAGATCATTGTGAAGAAAGATGTCGCTGTCCTTACTCTCCAGCCAACATCTCAAACCTTCTTTGATGTTTATGAGAAGATTGTTCCATCTAGTCTAGGCGGCGTGAAATATGAAGTGCATGCATGCGGTACTGGCTTTGTTGTCAAACGAGACGAAAGAGGATCTGTTGTTGCTACAGCGGCACATGCTGTTCGCGGTGCTACTGTTGTTGGGGTAATATCCTATGAATGGGAAGATGGCAAAACCATAGAGAAGGCACATGCAGCGTCAGTTATTACGGTATTTGCCCCTGAGGCTGGAGAAGATGCTGATCGCTCCGATGTCGCCCTGTTACGTGTGCCGAACCTGTTCACGGTCGAACCTGTGAAGTTAGCTGAATGTGGAGCAGAATGGGGAGAACCGCTTCTTGGTTCGCACTGCAGCCTGAGCAAACCACCTATTTTGACGACAGGCCTAGTTTCTCAATTGCCTGAAGACGAAGGTGGAAAAGGTTTTCTTCGATGTTCGGTTCCTATCTACCCCGGAGCAAGTGGAGGACCACTTTTTGTACGTCGAGACAGTGATTATCAGGTTGTGGGAGTTATCGCTGCAGGAGCACGATCAGACCATCCGGATGTGAACAAATGGGCTATTTTCATGACATTTGTTGTTGGAGTCGAAAAGGTACATGAGATCATGAAAAGCTGTCCTTAAAGTAGTTTCTGGGCCAATTCCTTGCAAGAATTCGTATTGTTGTTTTGGATAAATGTAGTGTCCCGTCTGTCTTTAGATAGATGGTGCCATCCTTCAACATCTTTTTCAGACCGTTCTCCAAAACTTATGAAAATCTGAAACCACTCAAATCCTCTGTTTGGTTCTCAGTTCATCGAGGGACACTGGGCGGCAACGCCGCCCTGCAACCTTCCCTCTCCCTGAGCGTCAATTCCCGTGGAACTCACGGTATGATATCGTTCTAGGTTAATAGCTGCATTCAAATCTCTGTCGATGGACAGACCGCAGCCATCACAATGATAGGTTCGATCACTCAACTTCAGATCGTCCTTGATACATCCGCATTCAGAGCACAACTTGCTGGATGGAAACCAACGGTCAGCTAATTCTACGTTGACTCCATTCCAGTCAGCCTTGTACTCGATCTGTCTTCGAAACTCAGAGACGGATGCATCCGCAACTGCTCTTGCCAACTTGTGATTCTTCAACATTCCTGACACGGAGAGATCCTCCAAGACTACAGTCCCAGATCGTTTGGTTTTCACGACCCAAGATGTAGCCTTGTGGATTGCGTCTCTCCGAATGTTGGAGATCCTGTAGTGCAAACGAGCGATGCGTTGTCTGGTCTTCTCCCTCCTGTTGCTGCCCTTCTTCTGCCTAGAATGACGCCTCTGAAGGCGTCCGAGTTGCCGTTTCTTCGAGATCAGGGCTTTGGGATTCTCAAAGGTCGTCCCATCAGAGCAAGTCGCCAAGGTCTTGACGCCGACATCTATGCCTACAACCTTGTCAGAGCCGTTGTGCGGCATCTCGTACTCTTCTTGGACGCTGAGAGAGACAAACCATCGTCCTGCTCGTTCTGAGAGCGTAGCCGAGAGTACGTGAGCATCCAGAGGTAGATAGCCCGCCTCTTTCAGCCTCAACCATCCGAGCCTGGGCAGTTTGATCCTTCGACTCTCGACACAGATTGATCCTGTCAGTCGAAACGATCCGGAGCAACCCGCCATCTTCTTCTTGAACTTCGGAAACCCGACTCCATCCTTGCGTCTCTCGAAGAAGTTCTTGAATGCTTGCTGGAGATTGCGGAAACTTTCCTGGGGAGCGGCTTTTGAGACCTCGACCCACCAGGGGATGTTCTGCTTTTTCCAGGCATTCCACTCTTTGTGGAGTTGCATGGCGTTTGGTTTGGATTCTTTGTTCTTCACCCGAGCAAGAGCCCAATTCCAAGCATACCGAGCCGTGCCAGCGTGCTTGCGAAGCAGAGTACGCTGGCAGTTGTTGGGATCGAGTTGTGTTTTGTAGCTTCTTAGCATCTTTCTATGACAGTTCATTAATTAGTTGTCTGTATTCTTCGTAGTCTAGACACCGATCACAACCGCAGTGCCCGCAGCCGTTGTAACACCAATCATCTGGATCTGAAGGTCCGTTCTTTTTGAGTATACGGACCAGCCGATCCACCTTCGCCTTCAGTTTGCTCATGGGGTGTTCAGGACATTCCTCAATGTGTTGTTTGAGGACATCAGCCATTGATGCAGGGACTTCGTCTTCTGGTCCATACCGATGTCCACAATACACGCAGTTGATGTACATGCCAGACTGAAGATCGGCGACCCAGATTTTGAGCCGCTCATTCTCTTCTTGAAGATCATGAAGTCTTTCGTACATCGTTTCCATTGTATCGCTCCGATTCAGAATTCCGTTTCCACGGAAATTGTTTCTCTTTTGCTGTCGTAAAACATGGTCACAACATCCTTGTCTTCACCTCCGTTATGGGTGAAAAACAACTCTTCGTAGGCAGAAGATGATTTGTCGTACTGCCAGACAAATTCATTGTTTTTATCCGTACAGAAGTGCTTGTTGAGTCTCCCATTGCCGATCAAGAGACATCTCAATTCACCCTTGGAGGCATCAACCGCCAAAACTCCGAAGCTTACGTCTAAGTCCTGGTAATCCTTGTTTGGAAGCCTGCGACTGTCGTATTGGGTGTAAACCCGACCTATCTTTGGCCATTTGTCGGTGTCAATAGTCTGTTCATCAGATTTCTTCTTGGTCGTAACTGCACCAGCAATGCTAGACAGCACTTCACGTTTGGTTGGCTCGTCTAAACGAACATAGGCTCTTGGGTTGTGCCCTTGCCTAACGAACCCGTCCTCCCACAGTTTATCAAGATGATCGTCTCTCCAGATGAGCCGTAATTCACAAGACCAGTGCTTTTCTAGCCATGCTTGAATTTCGGCGTCATGGTCACCCAGAAGCGATGCAGAACAAGAGGGATTGCTCACGAACATGTCTATTGCTTCGCCGCACGCATCGCAGACTGCTTTGTACCAGGTCTTCATGGCTGTTATCCCCAGCTATACTTTACCATCAGGATCACACTTTCCCCACGATCCCATTTCAACGAAACCAACAACCAAATCATCGCAGAAAGATCGTACGCACGCACAGTGGGCTGTGACACCGATCTGAAGATTGTCAGGACGATCAGGTATCCGCTCAGCGGTCGTTGAGGTATAGACTCTATCGACCAGGGCACTTCGCAAATGCTGCAATGCGGCTTTGGCAGATCTCAGACCGGAACGTAATTCAACGCCATTCTCTTTTTCCGCAGAAATGTGTTCGAAATGAAAGATCGCATGCTCCAGATCGTTGCGGGCGTCAATGATTACCTGTTTGTGTTTATCCATTCGCAGTACTCCCTATAATTCACAGCGTTTTCTATTTTCTGAAAACCTCATGTCCAGATTTTCAATTGCCCTGAGGTTCTCGTCGTGCATGTTCAGCTTATAGAACATACATTTAGGTAATTCGAATTTCTCAGCGTACATTCTCCACGAAGGTATGACTATTCTGAAATCTCTGCGGCGAAACTTCACGGAATTACAGTGACCATCACGATGCTTGTTCCGGACAACATGTAAGCTTAACGAAAATCGTTTGTTCAGGCTCTCGCAGAGGGATACCAGACCATCATAATCGAACAGTTTTGCTGAGATGCTTAGATTTGGCTTGGCAGCATGATGGCTACTCCCTCTCGTTCCGTCTTTTTTCATGCCAATGTTACCATCATCCAGATACCAAACCATCAAACCTAACAGATCAAGATCTTCTAGCAAATCCAGAGGTACTTTCCCTTTTCTAGAATTTGTCATTTGATGGTAGAATTTCTCACGCAACAAAGAAAAAATGGGGTGAGAAACCGTCCACATTTCAGGTCTACCGCCGTCACCGTTAAAGTACTTAGGAAGGAAAACAGACAGCATCTTCATTTTCCACTTCACATAATCAGTCTGCTTACCACGATGTCCCTCATAGAACAAATAGTTCCTTATTTTCCATCGGCGTTTATTCTTTCCAAGGCTGTTCTTTTTGATACAACCGTCTCCAAGTATGCTACCGAAGAGCACTTGTTTAGTTATATTGTCGAGATCACCTAGTGTAAGGCTCTGATCGAGCTTACACAGGTTGTTCTCATCAACAAACGAACGGCGGTATCTGCCGACTTTCGATAGATAATCCTTATCTAGTTGTACCCCCAGCCTTTTCCGTTGACGCCTTATTGCCTCTTCGGTATGACGAGGTATTAGCTTCGACAACTCGTTTATCATCAACGTCGCTCCTTGTCGCCGAAGAATCTCGTTTTCTTCTTCTGTCCATCTTGCTTGGCTTTTTGTTTTCATTGCTCCTCCGGACTAAATCTGCCAAGTTATAGGTATTATACCCGCCTTCTAGCTTTCTTACCGCCAGAAGAAACTCTGACAGAGTCTCCTCAGAAGAGCATACTACTATTTTATGGAATCCTCCTTGTGTCTTTTCACAAAAATCAAGAAAATCTTTTTCGGGTGTTACAACTCGGTTTCTCTCTGCTGGCTTGTCCGGTGGGTTCTCGTTGAGGAGTCGCTTGATGTCCGAAACCTTGTAGCGTCTGTGGTTGCCAGCAGTACGAATGGGCACAAGCACGCCCTGCTTGTCCCATATCCGAAGGGTGTCATCATGGACACCCAGCATTTCTGCTGCCTTGCTGACGCTAACTAGATTCCTGCTCATCTTCTGAAACCAATCCCTCTTCTCTGAAGATCTTCCACCAGCGATCCATGAGCTTCTGGAATTCCTTGACGGACGGAACTCTGTCCAGTTCGAAGGGAATTGGATGCTTTTTGCCGTCATCCGTCTCGAAATGCGTTTTGGTGACTTTGGTGATCACTGGTCTAACCATCCTTTTTCTCCCTGTATGTACTCCTTCCATTATACGGTTTCCTGGAAGAATTCAGAATTTTTCAGAAGTTTTTTGGAGCAGTTAATCAACCCCATAAGGTCGAAATGCCCACACAGGTTGACATCAATATCTTCTGGCGGCGTCATGTCAAGCGAACATGTCACACGCCATTATAGCTAGTAGGTGATCAACTCGTTCGCTGATTGAGTTGTTCTACATCCCAGATGAGTTGTTCTACATCCCAGATTTGGCAGAGGCATTCGATGGCGTCCGGGTCGAAACGCAATCCATCTTCGATCTCTTTGTCCGGCACAACGACCTCGAATTCCTTCAGTAACCCGAAGCCTTCGACGATGGCCTTGGCTCCCTTTTCGACGTCATCGCCTTTCACACGGCCGCTTTGGTTGCCGCCATCTTCTGACTGCTCGCCGACCTCGCGGTAATGTTTGACGATGTCGTCCGGCGTGAAGACTGCCCAGGCACCCACGTGCTTGCAATATCGGACGATCCACGACAGGGTGAAAAGCGAATCTCCGGTCAACCCCTCGATGTCTCCGCTCTTGTTTATGACATTGGCGTATTCTGTTGCGTCTACAACAGATACGACATCTGTTGGTTGAGAAGTGGGACTGAGTGCCATCAGGTGCTCCTTGGATTAACAGTAGTTGCTTGAAGTATACCCCAAGATCGCCTAGAATGCAAGCCAAGACCAGGATTTATGACGTTAAGCACGAATAGAAAGTAGTGCGGTGAGGTCACATGGCAAGCTGGATGCGAAAAATTGCTGATGACGAAGATCTGGTTACTGAAGAAGATCTGTGGGCGAAGATCGAGTCCATGGGACCGCGCGAGCAGTACAATATACAAAGATACCTGGATAACCCTGACGAAGACCTCGATTTCAAGGAGTATGTTTCTGAATACGAGCGTAGAATGGAGTTTATTAAGGAACTTGCCTGGGCCGTACCTACCAAAGAAGCAGTCAAAGCAATCGCTGGGTTCGTAGGCGGCGGTAGGGCTCTTGAAATAGGTGCCGGGACGGGGTTGTGGTCCTATCTCATCCAGCAGGCGGGTGTGAATCCTGACAAGTACGCTCCGACAGATGTTTCATCCGGGGTTGCCCCAGGTAAAAAAGGAAAGAGCTGGATCGGACGGAAGTACCACGGCATGGGGAAGATGCAAAGAAGAACCACGTTCGTTCCTGTCCAAAAGATGAGTGTCGATCAAGCGATTGAAGCTTATGGAGACTATGAGGTTCTCATATTGGTTTGGCCTCCCTATAATACACCAATGGCAGCGAACGCACTCAAAGGTTTCCGTGGTAACCGGATCATTTACGTCGGCGAAGGCGAAGGTGGCTGTACAGCAGACGATGAGTTTCATGCCATGCTATCGAAAGATTGGAAGGTTCACAAGAAATTCACAACCGCAGCATCCAAGAATTGGAAACAGTGGAATGCGATCCACGATTGCATTACCTTCTATGAAAGGAAGTAGGGAGAACAAAGATGTCAGAAGACAACGAAAAAACTGCCCAGAAGGGAGTTGGACAAGGTGGTGAGGGACTTGGCCTAGGCCCATGCGGAAGAGGCGAAAAGAAGCAACGCGGCCTCGGACCTGGGAGAGGACGCGGCCGACGACGCAAGAATTGGCTACGCCGCCTCAAGGAACAAGACAACAAAGAGAAAGACATGGAGGAGACGCAGTAAAGCATCTCCCCCATAGTCTTCTAGGTCTATGGTTCAAATGTCAGCTCCACCTGGTGTTCGGCGGATGTCTGTCCTGTGCTTGCTATGAATTGGATGTTGTACGTTACAGATGCATCTGGAACCGTGACTACGATTGACATGTATCTTAGATGACCGCCCCATTCCTTCTTGTAACCACTGAAGGAGAAACCCGGTGTGATTCCACCAGGAATGGTATCTAGGCCAGCAATCTGTATTCTATCTATCGCAGACTGCATACATTTAGCCAGCAAGGTTATGGTTATTTTCTTACCGGCCTTACCTCGGTATGTGGCTTTACCTTCTTCTGCGTTATAGTAATCAGGAGATGGTATTGCTCCGTAGAACAGTTTAACCACAGGTACAATGGTTGGTTTTGAAGATGAATCAAATCTATCACTTCCAAGCTGTTGTTCATCTGAGTCACTGACGCCGTCACCATCACTATCGGTAATCTCTCCGGGTATCTGCTGGATTTTGGCTCCCCATGCGACTTGTCTAATACGCCAACAAAACTGGTCATCGCCGGTTGTCTCGTAATCTATACCGTTTCTGGTGAGCGTGCCCGTTTGGAAGAAACCCTTCTCAGGAATCCACATGTTCACTGCTTGGCCGATGCCGACGTATCCAGACAGTCCCCACTTCCCGAATATGTTGGTTTCGGTATCGACACTGAAGTGGTAAGCAACCGTTGTATCGTGACGATCCCCATTGCCATGCCAGATGTCTATATCTGTATTTGGGTCTGTCTTGTCTACAATGACAGAACCGGCCTGTAAGTGTGGACCTGAGTTAGTCCAGGACGCAGGATGAGTAAAATGACCGTTTGCCAAGGTTAGCCACACATCAGGCCCATAGTATGTAACGTAGTTCCTGGTATACGCAGGGGAATACATGGGACCCCATTCTGGGTTCATGTTTACTTGTTCCCAGTACTGGAAGGTTTTCCGGTCGTTCGGATTGAAGTTGTTAATCCATTTCTCGACCGTGGCTGCTTTGGCAGGGAACGCCTCGCCGTAGATCCTAAGAGCATCGATCATTGCTTGGTTGTTTGGATCATTTACAGGCGGCACATTGAAGTATGACCATATGGCCCAGCCTTTGATTGCTTTCTGAATTTCTGCCTTCAGATGCTGCACCTTCGTGACATAACGTCCTTCTTTTTCAAGTCCGTCCGCAAAAATGTAAGCCTTGATTAGGACTTCTGGCATGAATGATTTGGTGAGCCAGAAACGCCCAGGCCCTTCAGTCCCACGAGCGAAGCAAGGATAACCAGATTTGTCGGAACCATCGTTGAACCAATACTCTGCTCCCCAACCGCCTTCACCTTGAGCATCAGCGTTGATTCGCTGAAGATCACAAACATATTGTGCGTTGTAGAAAACGCTGTCCAGATAATCGTTTGGTTCGTAGATCTTGCCAGATTTGCTTGGCCCTGCTTGTGCAAGCATCTCTGGATTTCGATCTACCGCCTCCCAGAAAGCAATCTGAAAATGGACCACTCTCAACAGTGCGGCATCGTTACCAGTTGGCATCAGATTGGATGGGTAGTAATTGGGAAAACCGTGTGATTTCAGGGCCTCTTTGTATCCCTCTGATTCGTCTATACCCCATTGGCTATCTTTGAGAACATGATAAGGAAAAGCTTGTGGAACACCACCACCGTTGGGAATTGGCCCACGTCCGGTTGGCCCATACGGATAGAACTCTCCGTCTTCGTCGTACACGTCTTTGAACTCAATGATGGTATCCGCCAACCACTTTGCTGATTTGAAGAACTTGATCTTATCACTATCCCCGTCGGGGAGAGCCTCTGCTAGTCTTAGTTGGTAATAACCGCACAGCTGAGATATGCCGTCAAAGCAGGATAGATTCCGAAATTGCTCTTGATAGTTGGCATGACCGGCCCGCCCGGTAACGGAAAGACCATGGCGATTCGACACATACGAACACTTTGCCGCAAGCACAGGCTCTCGTATGACAACATCACGGCTAGCCAACTTGATGGAGCCTACAAAGAAGGAACGCTCTCTGATATCTTCAACAAGGCAAACGTCATCTTTTTCGACGACATAGATATCTCTTTCTTCATGCGGAAAAGAGACGGTGATGCTAGGATGTGCTGTTCAATATTGGCTGCTATGGATGGCGTAAATGCTGGCAAGCATTCGGTGAGAATCTTCACTACCAATGAAGAAATCAAATGCATCGATGACGCTTTTCTCCGGCCCGGTAGAATCGATCGCATTTTCGATGTCGGGCCTCCGAGCCGCGAAATGAGAGGCGAATTGATACGAACGCGATGGAGTGAAGAAATCCTTGCAAACGTAGCAGTTGACAAAATGGTCGACAGGACTGAAGATTGGAGCTTTGCTCAACTGGAAGCACTTAAGGGTGCTCTCGTTATCAATTGTCTGCTGACGGATCTCGGTTGGGATTTGGACGCCGCCATTAACGAAGTTAACTCACGTGACATTCCTTCTCAACAGAAGACAAAAGCCGGTTTTGCTGCAATTACTGAGAAAACAGTAGCAGCAAACGCACCCGTTCTAGTGAATGGGAAACGTCAGATCGGTTTCTCTTCAGAATGGGACGACTAACTACAACTGGACATCGCGCATCTCGGACAAACCAAACAACTGCCTCCCGGGACCATTTTGGTTACGATGTCTTCTTCCGCGCACTTGGGACACACCTTGTCACCTGATATCTCTTGGAGATCTTCTAGTGAGAGATACTTGGTTCTAAATATACGTCCAACAGCCTTACTGAAAGATGTGATGAACAGATTGGAAGCGTCTATCTGCTCTACAATAAATCTGGGATGGATGCCATGCCTCAACTCTAGGCTAAATCTACGGGTTTCGTAATTGATTCTGCGCCATGCTTCCTCAGTGGTTGGATCGACCTTTCCTTCGTCTTCAAGGATTCCCTCAATCTTGTCGGCCAAGATGTTGTCAACTATTGTGTTGCCATCCTTATCCTCTATTGAGTAGTGCCTGGAACGCCGTTTAACTACAACCCCTTCGTTTGGAAGTGCTGTCCTGCCGTTCATGGCGAAGACTTCGTATGGAACATCATTGACCTTGCCGATAATGATATGCCATTCGATTCCCTCTGCGGTAGACCTGAATATGTCGCAGTCCACTCGTTTTGGTCTTTTAAGAGCATTGTTCCAACCTAGATGTGTAACTTGTTTGCCCTTTGTCATCAAAACCTGTGTAGTCTTGCTTTCGTCCCGATAGATTGTGATTCCCTTACATCCTGACTTCCATGCGTACATGTAAGCATTGTAGACATCGTCCATCGTGGCTGAATTTGGCATGTTCACCGTCTTAGAAATACCAGAATCAACGAACTTTTGGAAAGCGGCTTGCATGTCAATGTGCTGTTGCCACGTTACCTCCCTCCCCTGTTTTTCAGGATCTACTGCACACCGGAAGTAACGCTTATCAGCCTTGGGATGCGGCATCTCATACTTGCCCGTATTATCATAGCGGTAGATGACGGGAGAGAAGATGGGCTCAATCGAGCTACTGCATCCAGCCAAGAGACTAATAGAACCTGTTGGCGCGATAGTAAGAAGAGTTACGTTTCGTCTGTGATCAAGTTCGTCATGCTGGCATGATTTTGGTGTACCTTTCTCTTTAGCAAGTTGAACAGAGCATTTATGCGCTTCTGTATAGAAGAAGTCCATCAGACGCTGAGCAAGCTCAAGAGAGGTGTCGCTTCCGTAAGCGATTCTCAAGGAAAGCAATAGATCGGCGAACCCCATAACACCCAGACCAATAGGACGATTGTCCTGGGCCCATGATGCGAAATCATCGGTTGGAAAGACGTTGGCGTCGATGATGTTGTCCAAGAACCGCACGGCCGTCCAAATGGCATCACGCAGGTTGTCCCAGTCCAGATCACGAGATGATGGGTTGTAGAACTTCGACACATCAGTCGAACCGAGATCGCAACATGCCAGCTCAGGAAGGGGCATTTCACCGCATGGGTTGCAACAGTCTATCGTTTGTCCGCTGTATCTGTAAGGTGTCTTTTCGTTTATGCGATCTTTGAAAAGAAGACCGGGATCTCCGTTTCGCCATGCATTCTCAACGATGTGAGCAAACAGATCTTTCGCTTTGATAGTGTCGTAAACCTTTCCGTTGAAAACAAGATCGATTGTACCATCTTCTTCTACGGCTTGCATGAATTCGTCTGTTACCAGAACAGAAAGGTTGAAATTGTGCATGAACTTATCAAGAATGACCTTTAGCTGGTCGCTTTGGTTGCTAAGAAAGTCATCATATTGCGAGAAGATGTCCTCACGTAGCATCGTCTTAAGAGCACGTTCTGACTGTTTGCACTGTATGAATTTGATGATGTCAGGATGATCGTGTCGCATCGTTGCAAGCATTGCCATTCCACGAAAGCCTGATTGGGTAATGCTCGTCATGACCTCAGAGATCATTCTCATATGCTCGATTGGGCCGCACGCTTTGGCATGCGTTGAACCGAATACAGGATCGCCTTCCGGTCGTATGTTGGATATATTGACTCCAGCACCGCCTCCTTGGCGTGCAATATCCCCAAAGGCCTCGATGTTCCTCACCATGGCTTTCCATGAATCTTCTGGGCTTTTGGCAACGAAGCAGGCTAGCAAACCGCGTGATTTGGTGTTGGTTCCAGAATTTACGAGACAAGGGCTGTTTGGCAAGAACTTCAATGAATGGATCAGGTCGAATGCCTTCTGTTTGTATTCCTTGGTGTCATCAGGGCATACATGATTAACCACCCTCCAACACATTTTGATCCAGTCTTCCGCTGGGTTCCCATCCGCGTCCTTCATGTAATAACGTTTCTGACATATTGATTCCGCCATCTGGCTCAGGTGACCGTTGCTGCTTTCTTCCATCTCCATTCCCTTCTTGGTGTGTTTGATTTTCTTTTTGGCACGACTCATCTATACGTCCCTTTCCTGACCGCATCTTCCAGTTTTTTGTCGAGCGAAATCAAATTTTGTTAGCCCTTACTACGACAAAAGATATGAGTTCGGCGATTTGGCATCGCGCCTTCTCGTCGTGAAACTCACTCATAAAGGTAGCGTTAACTAGCCTGCGGGAAGACCTCAAAGGGTCGGCTGGTAGGCTCTAGGAACTAACAAATAAGGCAACGGAATTATAGTGTGTGACGCATCGGAACCAGCTTGGCATTCGGTATGAATCAGGAGAAAATCTCAAACAAGGAACCGTGGCAAATGACACTAGATGAATACCTGTCATCGATGCCTGAAACAGCACGAAACCAAACTGTTTCAGCGCGACTTCTAGTGCCCATACGCAACCCAATAGGCCCCCCAAATTGTATCGAAGAAGACCGCAACCATCAGTTGGGACATATGCTGAGGCTGAATGATGCTAACGGTGTAGGTCGAGCAATCGTTGTGGTCAAAAACGGTTACATCATTTACGCAGAAGTAGATCCTAAATTAGAGGGATATGGTTTGATCCATGCGTTGACTAGTGCCTTTGAGTCTGCTGGTGCGACACATGCTTCCATTGGCACTATTGGGGGCGCGAAGGCTGCCCACCGATGGCAGGTTTACCTTGCTGCACGAAAAGGGAAACAAATCCCGAACCATGTTCTATTGGATTATCCTGAGTTATTCAATCTCATCTAGAAATTCAAGATCGTTTTCTAATTTGTCCCGTTGGATCATTATGACGTATTTGACTTTAGAAGCATCATCTTCCGTTATGATCTGCTCACGAATGCTGTCTGGAAAATCGAGCTGGATGAACTTCTCTACAGGATCGTAGCCTGTTACTATCAATTCGGTGCCTTCGGTGATCTGTCTACAGTCTGTGGACTTGAAGCAAGATGGTATCTTTTCGATGCATTCGTTGTAATAAGAACCGGGGTCGAAGTTAACTGGGCTCTTTGTTTTGACTCTTGGTTTTCTATCGGCATTCTGCTTCCTCCATTCTTGGATTCGTCGGTTTCGTTCCCTGTTAAGCTTTTCGAATGACTTTCCCCTCTCTTTGATCTCTCTTGGGTCTCTCTCGCCTTTTAGGTAGGCTATTTGCATTCCCAGAAGATATCGAACTCGTTTGTTCTCAAGTTCTTGGGCCTGTTGCGGGGATAGATCTAAGTTGTGTTTCTTGTTGAAGTTTTCGACATTTGTCTTGATTTGTGGCGGCGACATAGGCCCTTCAGACGAGTAGTCCTCGAACCACTTTGTTTCTCTTCCGGTGATCGCCATCTCTATCAACATGTCCACCGGATTCCAGTTAGGCTTTTGTGTTGTATCTGGCCCCACTTTAGTGTCTTCCATGTTTTGTCCTTTCATTTTGATTACACGATTGTGTCCGATTTCTGAGAGAATAGAGTTTGAGATTGATTGGATTTTCGGCAGCTCTCTTTCGAGAGCGTTTGATATACCTGTCCGCTCGTACTCACCAGCCAGAATCCAGAAGCACTCTGTTCCTAGTATCTCTTTGCCATCACACACAAAAACTGGCGTCTCGTGCTTGTACCCATCGAGATCTATTTCCCTGTATTCAAGGAACTCAGCATCTATAGACGTAGAACCAAAATCTCGTCTATAGACGATTTTGACAGAATCTCCGCTGTTTAGTCTCCTTCTCTTTGGCATATCGCTTTTGGATTATAGCTATGCGGCTGGTGTCCAGGCATCATCCTGATATGGATCTTCCACATCCAGTTGTTGTCGGATTTGTTCAATTCGTTCCTGTTCGGCAGGATTACCTTCGAAGTATGAACCTATAAGGGTTCTCTCTATATCGACTACTCTTGAGTGAGCCATGTGCCCTAATGTGTCTTCTAGTTTCTTGTTCGTCAATTCGCTTATCGCCCTTAGATAAACTGCTGGACCTCTATTCATACCATAGGAGCAATGAACATATATGAGACTTTGTTGGTCCGGAGGAAGTTGTGCTTGTGCTCTGATGGTCTCGGCCAACTTCCCCGCTGCCGCTGTATAGAGATTGTGATATTCGCGGCTAATCTCGTTCAATCGTTCGTCTCGGCTGTTGAAACCTAGACGAGGGGGTTCGGAAAGTGGGAAGTTATAGCGTTTTGTGACACCTTCAAGAGCTTCGTGGGATTGATCATCTGTCACATTGAACTCTATAACCTCTGGTTTCCGGCCGTAGGTTTGTATGAACTTTTGCTTGGCGTCGTCCAGTTCGAGGTTATTTGCTCCCCCTACAAAGACAAACGGGAATTCCGGCGATTGGTATGCTGGGTTATAGATGTCTCCGTCATCTGCGATCTGAACCTGAGCACGTGGACGATCCCCTCTTGGGTCATAGAAGGTGTTTGTGCGCGGATCGCTCCCTCTAATTCCCTGGTCTAGTTGATAAGCTAGTTTTCGTACCCAGTTTACGCGTCTTACTCGCACTTTTGCTCTGATCCGGTCTTTGAGTTTTCTTCTTTTTTGCTCGCCTTTTCCTTCTTTGGTATTCGGTGGCGGCATGTTCGACATGACACCGATTTCGACGTGGGGGATCGGCGTTCAAACAGATCGCACATGTGTTTGTCTGCTACGTCGATTCCTCGTATTTCGCAAGTGTTTTTGCATCGTTTGCTTGGCTTCATGCCTTTCTCCGATCAAACGATCTATAGGACATCTTGTGTCCCTAAGAGTTTAGGGCCATTGTCGTCTTTCGGATCTCAGGACTTACCCTCTGATTTCTTATACCCAGCCACAGATGACGAACCCTTGCTCATATCCTGTTAGTCTTAGGAACATAAGTTAGCAAACATAAACAGATTACGAGCCCCAATGCTTCGAAGGATGACCCTCTGGCTTGACAAAGCGGGAAAAGTAGGGTACTTATATTCATGGCAGTTCGTCAGTACCTGTGAATGTGAGGCATTTCCATGACCACCAAGGCAAGAGGAAAAATCTCAATCAAGGCAAAAAGATGTCCGGGTTGCGGCCGATTCTTCTCGAAGAGGCCGCATGAAGGACCTAAGCGGTTTCAGCAACGCACCTTCTGTAACCGTGAATGTCAACGTAGATTGATGGTCAGAGATCCAGAGAGAATCAAGAAATATCGCCGCACCATGCGTAACAAGCGTGCGGAGCCCCATGCTGTCACACCAGAGGAAGTTGAGAAAACGATTGCAGAAATCAGGGCGGAGAAGATCGCAGCCGGGCAGAAGACTATTATGGAGAAGATGAATGACGAACGTTGGCACGCCAGAGTGGTGTCAACCAGGTTCATTCCAAGGTCATTTTTGTCCGGTTAAGGCACGCCCGTGGAAGCAAACGTCAAAGAGTTCGTACAAAAGCTATCAGAATTGATTGATCTTGCCGAGGCCACTGATGAAATCAAAGAATTCGATCGATTGATGGTTAAGCTCTGGCGTATGGTGCATAAGGTGTACGTTGCTTGTCTTCATTCGCCATCGGTTTATAACGATGTCAGCATCGAAGATCTTGACAAAATGATTGCTTTGCTGCAATCTCTTGAGAACAAGCTGAAGGTTAGGCCAGATAGCCTAAAAATGAGTAAGGAGAAGAAAGAGTATTACGACATGGTGATTGCATGCATAAAGATGAATCGCCTTCTGATTAGACGACGAAAACGTCGCATTCAGAAACTTCCCACAATGCCAATAGATGACCCCAGAACGATAGGCCAGGAACCTGCTGAACCTGAGCCTGCTCCCAATCCAATCGGTCGGTAAAATTCAGCCTTATTGGTTTGACAAATCCGCTGCCCCGTTGTATACTTGTCATCCGTAGTCCGTTGCTGTCTAACGATGTCCACTCGTGTCCACTGTAGTCCAAACGGATGCGACTTGAACAAAGCAAAACGTCGGTCGAAGAATCGATTGGGCTCACCGCAAACCAGACGGTACCAACCTTAGGACATTCCGACGATATTTCAGACGACGGCAGGCTCTCGAAAGAATGCAGGGTCTGTAAATCCATATTCTACAAAAGGAGCAAGCGAACACTCAAAGAGTGGGAGACCACCAAATGCTGTTCTAGAAGATGCAGCGCGATCCACATGCATCGTGTACTTGCTGCCCGCCGCAGACTCGCCGAGAAGGAAACCAAAACATACTGCAAGGTCTGCAGAAAACTCATCAAACGACGCGAAAATGAACCGCTTGCAACCTATCGCCAGCGCAAAGTCTGTAGTGATGCATGTAGGATTCTTAGCATCAAGAAACAGGCTCAACGCCGCACCCAGCTACGTTCGACTCCAAAGAAATGCATTGCCTGCGGCAAACGCTTCAAAAGACGTGCAAACGAGCAAGTGTCCAAATTCGAGGAAAGGCAAACATGCGGTCGAAAATGCACGTGGAAGCTAAAGGTCGTTCGTCCAACCAAGACCTGCTTAGCATGCGGGAAAGAATTCGCCAAGAACAAGAGGGACTCATTGGAGCAGTGGTCTAACAGAAAGGTCTGCAGTAGGAAATGTGTCGCTAAATTGGCTAGGGCTAGATCCAAATACTCACACAGCAAGATAAGCAGCAAGAAAACATGCAGCCCTACCAAGCGGTGTCTTGTCTGTGGAAAGAAGTTCTCGAAACGGCGAAAAGAGAGCATTACCAACTTTACATCACGCAAAACGTGTGGTATGTTTTGTGCGGATGAGTTGAACTCTCTGCACATGAAGGAACGCTACAAGAAAACAGCTGAACAACGAAGAAAACGGACCAAGCAGTGGAAGAAATGCCGCATTTGTGAATCAAGGTTCTACAGGAGAGAAAACGAAACGGACAAGGAATGGAAAAAGCACTCATATTGTTCCAGCACGGAGTGCCGTGACAGACTTTTCAAGCTTGCTTCTGCTCGTCTCAACGAAAAACGCCGTCAACGACGCCAGAAAATCGAGACGAAGCAGTGTGTCATCTGTGGCAAGAAGATCGAACGACGATGGGGAAAGGAAAGCGCAAGACGATGGAAAGAGAGACAGTGTTGTGGGCGTGATTGTGCCCAAGAACTTGGGGCTCGAACCAGACGACGTCAAGGTCTAGAAATCAAACGCCAATGCGTAATCTGTGGGAGAGAGCTGCCTGCTGGTTACACAAAGCGAAAACTCTGTGGTAGATTAAGCTGTAAAAAACGCTTGAGACGCCTCAGGCTTGAGGAAAGAAAGAAGAATAGACCCAAGAAAACATGTCAAACCTGCGGCCGAATCTATATGCGTCCCAGCAATCTGTCTGATGAACAATGGAAGAAACGGAGCGCATGTAGTAGCAAGTGTGTTTTACTACTGAAACAGCAGAAAAACATGGTGAAAACGAAGGATGTCATTCGCTCCGAGGCGACGCCAAAGGCCAATTACGCGTCCTTCGTGGGTAAAGATGCTGGATATGTCAAGTTAGCCGCCGAACTGGTCGGCGAAGAAATGATAAGGCAGCTTCTTTTAGACCAAATATCTCTTGATTCGGTGCTGCCGAAATACCCCATTACACCAGGAGAACCGGAAACATGTCACGCCGAAGAAGAAAAAGGACACGAAGAGACAGAAGGACAGATGGACCGGCCTCAGGAAGCAACGTCAATCGCAGTGTAACCATTAAGCGGATGGGGTTAATTGCTCTGTCCGTGTCGTTATGCATTGGGATCGGCATTGCATGTGTTCACTCCGAAGGAGGCCGCTGGCGATCCGTTGACGAACAACTCAGGGCCGAGGCTGTGCAGCGTCTGATTGTTCCCACTGACTATCCAACGATACAAGCAGCAGTTAATGCCGCCGATAATACTGATATCATTATCCTGGAGAATCGTGAGTTCACAGGAGAAGGGAACAGAGACATCGACCTCGGTGGCAAGTCTGTTACAATACAGTCTGTAAACCCAGACATGCCGACCATCATCCAGTCAACGATCATAGATTGCCAGGGTACTGAATCAGATCCTCATCGTGCCTTCATTCTGAATGAGGTAAATCAAGGCTATGCAACAATCGAAGGCATAACCATCACAAATGGCACAGCATATGGTTCATCAAGTCCGGACGAAAGGGGTGGTGCTGTCCTTTGCCAGAATAGCAATGTCCATTTTAACTACTGCCGATTCATTGGCAATAAGGCCCAAAAGTACGGAGGGGTCATGATTGTTACTGGCAGTGGAGCACAGGTCATACGAAACTGCCTTTTTGAGAACAATCATGCCGGTAATGAAGGCGGATGTATTGATTCTGGTTCTACGACCATGATCATCGAGAACACCATATTCCGCAACAATCATGCATCCGGCGGTGACAATACGATGGGTGGTGCTATTGCTTTCGGTGGGAATAGCTTGGAAATCCATAACAGTACCATCATCGATTGCTCTGTGGAAGGCAGGGGCGGTTCGATTTCTACCTGGGGAACTGCTGCACTTAGCTTTCAGAATGTAAGCATTGTGGACAACAATGCAGGAAACAGAGGTGGCGGAATCTACCTGTCGCCGGATGCCAATCTGACTGCTGTTAACACGATCCTATGGGGAAACACAGATCAGGGCGGTTCGGATTGGAGTGCCCAGATCCACGATGGTAGACGCGGCACGTTTTCTTACTCGTGTGTGCAAGGCTGGGACAGGGGAGGGGAAGCGAACATCAACACCGATCCTAAACTGACCGACTTCCATATTGCTGTTGATTCGCCCTGCAAGGACGCCGGTGACGCGAGCCTTTCTTATGTCGAGCTTCAGAAAGACATTGACGGACAGATGCGTGTATCAGATGGACATGTGGATATTGGTGCTGATGAATACGTCAGCCTCATCACGCGTCATGTTCCATCTGATCATACTACCATCCAAGAGGCAATTGATTCCTGCAATGATGGAGATACCGTCCTTGTCTCGGATGGGACTTACAGTGGCCCGGGCAACCGAAGCATCTATCTGAGGGGCAAAGCTATCACTGTGGCGAGCGAGAATGGCCCATCTGCTTGCATCATCGATTGCGAAGGTCAAGCGAGAGGATTTTACCTACGCCAGGGAGAGAAAGACACAACAAAGATTAAAGGGTTTACAATCAAGAATGGTACTGCCTTCTACGGCGGCGGTGCCATTTTCTGCTATACATCCAGCCCATGGATAGAAAACTGCGTCTTTGAGTCCAACACTGGCTCATGGGAAGGCGGAGCCATCCGATGTTCGACCAATTCTAGTCCGATCATCATGAACTGCAAGTTTGCACTCAACACCAGTACAAGCTGTGGCGGTGCTCTCGCGGCCAGGGGTGACTCCAGACCCACTGTGATGAACAGCCTTTTCGTGCTGAACAGTAGCGAGAAATTCGGCGGTGCGATCTACTGCGGTCGAGGCACAACCCTTACCGTTGTTGGTTGCACGATCTTGCGTAATGATACCAACCACATGGGCGGTGGTATTGCTTGTATCGGGGGCAACATCAATATCTTTGACACAATCATGAGAGAGAATACATGTGGAAACGTCAATCTGGCAACGACACTTCCTGCCTATGGTATCTCTGGGCATGTTATGCACGAAGTGAACGGAACACCAATAAAGGATGTTGCCATCAACCCAGATCCCAACACAATGAATGGTGCAACAACGGATGAATACGGATACTACGAAACCGCTGTCGCCGCGACCCTTACGCCTATCAACCAGGAGGAAACCACGGATGGGAAACAGCTGGCTCTGATAGGCGGCGGTGGCAGCGGCATCATGTTCCACTGCAATATCGAAGGCGGTATCGATGGTGTAGCGATTGATCCCAATTCGCCTCTCACACACCGGCCAGAGGCTACAACTGACGCTGATCCGCTATTTGTTGATTCAGATGGAGCAGATAACGACGCGAATACATGGCAAGATAATGACTACCATCTTACCGTTGGATCACCTTGTATCGACGCCGGATATGAGGGCCTACTGCCGATATATGCTGGCTCAGTCGATCTGGACAATGAAACGAGAGTCCTTCAGGGGAAGGCCGATCTTGGTGTCGATGAAGTCAATTACTTCAAGGTTGGAGGAAACGTTCCTATCGCCGCGTGTGAGATACAACCACCGCCTTACGTTACGAGCGGGGACGAAGTCGTAGCACGATACATGTCCGGTACGCAGCTTTCGATAGCAGTCACGGATCTTAAGGTTGCGGCACTGACTGAGGGATGGCTTGTCTGGGATGACCCTAATCTCAGGGGAGACGCGAACTACGCCAGATCTTACATGGGTTCATCGCTCATTCTGGACGTAGACAGCGACAAACACATAGCCATCAAACTTCGCACCGGCCAGTGTGGGAAGGGCAATTTTGTTGCTATAGTAGGTGTTCTTCTCGTTCTCTCAATTGCCAGATTTTGTACCGGCAGAAGAGGACGATAGAAGGCAGGGATCATGTTTAACATGTTTGTAATCCTAAAGATGTGTCGTCCGGGGTCTACTCTCTCGGCACATACTCGTTGGAGGGTAGTATGTGCAGTTCCGCGTCAAGCACAGAGGATTTACAAGAGTTAGAAAGTCAAATCAGGTCTCAGGAAAGTCGGAGGGTTCGAACTGAATTCTCCAGGATGCTCCTTCCTTTAGCCGACATATTACAGGAGATGCTTAACAAATGTCGTGATGGCGACGGCCATCTCGTCGTCAATTCTTTGACTGTGGGCACTCTTGTCGAGATGATGCAGGCCGTTCTTTGCGAGGAAGGCGTATGCAGATATGCTCCGTCATGCGGTGAGGAGTATAATCAAGAGATGCACGACGCCGTTGAGATAATACTGTCCGAGGAAGTATCCGAGGGACATGTCGTCACAACGGTTCAAGATGGTTATGAAATAGACCGGTCTTGCCTCCGAAAGGCAAGAGTCGTGATCTCGAACGGAGCCCAGATTGCACCTGAGAACACTGACGCATGAGGAAGCGGAGTATCTAGCCGCAGGACCACAAGAATCGTCCCTGTCCAATACTGCCGAGATCGAAGATCTCCAGGCAACAATACCTGATGATCATTGTCGTGAATACTACCACGGCATGGTACGCGGCCTCCAGCTCTCCGAAGTTGTCTGGAGGTTGATGTCAGAAGAAGAACCAGAGATGTTTCCCTTCATCCTTGGCCTTCTGATTGCTAGATCAGCGAATCTCTTCCTTGACAGCAGCGAATCATACCTCTAGGCCCAGGACAGGGATACCCCTCCAGAGAATATCAAGGTATCGCAAACAAGGAGATGCGTCATGCTTAAGATCAAAAGTGCTGCTGTGCCCAAGAAAGAGACAGAAACGGTCCGTATAACAGAGAAGGTTAAATCTCGTGCTAATGCCGCCTTGGCCCCCTTTTTGAGCGGTTCTCCGATGAGAGAAATTCCTTTGGGTGACATGTTTGCTACTCTTAAGAATCTTGGTATAGTAGTTGTACAAGAGGATAATACACCATGGTCAGGCATAATAAGTGCCCCAACAGAGCAAGATACAAGGATGACTTTCGATCTATCATGGCAAGACGAGGTTAAGGGTTTGGTTCCAATTAGCAATTCACAATTAGTTCTTTCGATCTACAAGTTTGCTACTGGGACATATGAGGTTACCGGCTACGTCGCGTAATATCAATGGACACTCCCTACAAATCCAGCCAGGTCGCTGCGGTCGATTGGTTCCGTTACAATACGGTGCCGGGCAATGTTACCCTTCCGGACGATTGGGAGAGCCCATCAGATCGATGGACCACGAACTCTGAGTTCGACGTCCGAACATACAGGGGCGGAGAGCTGATCTATATGGGAGAACTCAACGGAGATTTGACCGATGCATCAGGTAGATCTAACTACTATGTGACTGTAGTTATCCAACCACGACGTAATCTTGCTTTTGAAATACGAGGTAGACGTTCTAACGCATCAAATTATGTTGCATTTCGTGTAGACTTTGACAACGACCTGATCTCTCTTCTGGAATGTAACGCAGGGGCTCGATCTACCATCGCCACATCAAGCCATACGCTATTTACGAATATAGAAAGAAAGTATATCGTCTCTTTCTACATGTATAGCTCTCGACTCATAGGCCAGATACATGGATATCCGATTATCGAGAAAAGGACATCACACAACATAGGCGTTGAGGGTGTTTCACTGAACGTGGATGACTTCACAGACGACCCGTATAACGACACAACGTTTCATAGTCTGCATTTCTTCTTGGTACGTGGCCTTTACAGACAACCGCCGATGGCTCTTGAGGGTGACCCAACACGTCTGGATGTTATCTTCCGTAAGCAAATGAAGGAATGGATAGAGAATCCATACCTCGACTATAGGTCATTTGCCGATGCTTATAGGATCAATAGAATTTACAATCCTGAATCAGTCGATATACCATGGAGACAATTAGGCTATCCTATCCGAGAACCCAGTACAGAGCAATGGGTAGACGTACTTTAGTTTGCAAAACCCTGTGGCTTGTGGTATAATCCTAAGTGAACAAGGAGGCCCACATGCCTGCAGGGAAAGAAGTTGATCCTCACGTCGTCTCGCTAGCAGTCAAGGGAGCACTATTAGGTTATCTCGTTGGAGATTCAGTGGCCTATCCATACCGCGATATGACGGCTGAACAAATCGGAGATCTCAAAAAGATCGATCCAACCAAGACGCACGAGAGCCAAGAATCCCCGGGCGTTTTTACTAACCATGGCTCTACGATGCTCTGTTCGCTGGCCATGCTCAATGATTGTTCGGCGGCTGATGCTTCAGTGCTGCTCGAAAAATTCCAAGCCTGGCATGTCGGATCTTCATTTGCACCAGAAGTTGAGTCGGCTGAATGTGTCGAGATTGACATTGCCACCTCAGAAGCGATCAAGAACTTCAACGACTCTATCCCTGCCGAAAGCTGTACCAGTCAAGGTGACAGCGCGTTGTCGAATGCGTGTTTGTCAAGAGTTCTTCCTGTTGCATTGTATTACGGGCCACTATCAGTCGACGAGACCATTGAAAATGCCATTGCTGTCTGTCGTGTAACTCACCCATGTGTCACAAGCGAAACGGTCTCTGCCGCGTATGCCCTAGCCGTTCGCAATCTCATGCTCCGCAAGAAGGAAAAAATCTTCGATCTTCTTAAGGACTATCTCTCGTTTCGCAATCTGGAGGAACACCGACAAGAGGCCGAAAGAATCGCATCTTCCTCACGAGAACGCATGGCATCTCAGAACGTTCTTGACTGTTTCTGGGTGGGCTGGCAGGCCTATGCTGCTTCGGGTCTGAACTTCGAACAAGCCATAATCTCTGCCATATCGATTGGTTCGGACACGTCCGCATCTGCGGCTCTTGCTGGCTCCCTTGTTGGTCTCTCTATTGGTGCTTACGAGATACCACAACGTTGGGTTGACGAACTCAAGCTGGACGCCGAGTCCAATGAGGAAATATCGGGCTTCGTCAAAACGGTAACGAAGCGTGCGGTCAAGGCAATCTCCAAACCACAGGGGGTGCAAACTGATGCTTAAGGTCAAAGCGAAGGGCAATGAAGCTGCTGAACACATGTGGCGGCGTTTCCAGAAGATCTGCGAGAAAGAGGGCCTGATGCGCGACATTAAGCGTCGCATGTACTACGAGTCACCCTCTGAGGAACGCCGAAGGAAGAGGCTTAAAGCCAAACGCCGAAGAATCAAAGAAACCCAAAGAAACAAACAGAAGACGAAAAGACGTAAACCTTCGCGTGGAAGGATCGCATTCCGGTCTAACTAAACCCATGCTCGGCTAGAAGTTTTGCATATTTTGCTACGCAGTGTCTTATGTGTAGGAATTTGTCAAAGTGTGCTTTGGTTGATTTGCGCAGGCGTCGCAGTACCGGACGTTTTCGGATTAGTCGCCGTATTTGTTTCTGCACATCCTCATAGGTCTTGAAATAGATTCCATTCACTCCATTTTGGACGAGTTCATTTGTTCCGCCCTTGTCACGGCAGAGTATTGGGACACCAAGTGACAATGTCTCCAGCACTGCCATTGATGAGCCTTCCGAGATCATATTGTCGTAGAAATAGAGGTGGAGCGACGACAGAAGTGACATTTTCCAGTCCTGATCGTCTATAACGCCTAGGTATCTGACATTGTCCATCTCGTTGTGATAAGGTTTGCCTATCATGTAGTGAACGTGCCCCTTTATACCGTTCAGATATTCGGTTGCCTTATCAGAGAACTTTCCTCCGCACAGACGATGACAACGACCCGTTCTAAACTTATCCTGCTCCAAGACGGGACATCCGGGTTTTAGCCCAGATTCTGGCGGCTCCCAGTATTCCATACCATTAACGATGATGACATGCTTTTTCTTACGTGGATATCTAGCAATGCCATCCAAAAATGCAGAAACAGAGACAAAGACATCAGCTTCCTGGAATCTACGTAGTTCTCCTGGACCCTGCACTGTGTGGTTGACAACGATATAGAATGGGTCAATATCTTCAAGACATGGAGCACCGAAAAGCCTATGCTGTATGACAACATCGTACTTTCGGGCAATCTTCTTCTTGAAATCCTTGTAGCGATGGTAGCCTGCCACGTTAAGACCACTAGTTTCGATGAGATTCTTATTGGTGGTCTCGTCATCACCACGTTTGTTCACAACAAGAAGATCGCCATCAATGTCATAATACTTCTTGAGGCCACGTATTATCTGACAAACAGATGTCGTCCCGCCATTCAAATTGGGGTGAGCGATGATGTGTGCAATTTTAGCAGGCATAAGCCCCTAATTATACACCGTTTTCTTCCATGAGCTTCTTGACATCCACAAGTCCATAACCGGTTTTCTTGTCTTTTCCGGCCGAAGAAAGATCGATAGCGGTCTTTCTGAGATGCTCACGTATTTCTTCTACGGTATCGACAGGTGTAGCTCCGCCGAGTTTTCTGTGTTTCGCGATCATGAGTGCTACAACTCCGGCCACCCACGGTGTTGCCATGCTCGTTCCGCTCATAACTCCATATCTGTTCTTTGGCAGGGTGGACAGGACTTTAACTCCTGGTGCAACGAAATCTAGATTAGGCCCAGTTTGGCTAAAACTCGCGCGACTCATATCTTTGGATACTGCACCTATGGAAATCGTTTCCTTCAGTCTGGCTGGATAATCTAGCTTGCCTATGTTCCCCGCATTGCCAGCCGCACATATGACAGGGACATTCTTGCTATATGCACGCTGGACAGCGGCACGCATGGCCTTATTGTTGTCCGGGCCACCGAGTGACATGCTGATCACATCAGCCCCCTTGGCTAAAGCGTAATCAATACCCGTCGCAATGTCTACGTATCTTCCGCAACCGTTGTTGTCTAAGACTTTGATTGTGATTATTTTCGCATCCGGAGCCACTCCGACTACGCCGATGCTATTGTTGTTTGCAGTTACGATACCTGTGCAATGTGTACCATGACCATCGCCATCATAAATTTTTGTTCTTATCTTCTTGATCTTCTTATTTACCGCACTAATCCTGCGCTGGTTTAGTCTGATGGATTTTCTCATTCTTTTCTTAGCACCTTTGCTCTTTGTTCGTCTGATTCGCTTCTTAAGTGTAGAAATTGATGATTTGTATCTTGACCTAGTCTTCAGAAGGTTTTTGATACTACTATCTCCGCTGAAATTGTGTTTTGCACCAAATGAATTTTTGAGGTCTTTGTGTTTTGTGTCGCAACCGGTATCCAATATGGCAACAGTTACGCCCTCTCCTTTGGTTGTAGCCCAAATCTCTGGGATGTTGAATTTCGATATATGGTATCCGAGCCTTTGGGCACTGCTAGTCGAAATATCGTGTTTCACTAGATCCGGCGGTAGTTCACATTCTGGTCTTTTTGCTGGCATGATTTCCCCCCTAAATACGTTTCTCCATGGAAAAGGCGCTATCCTTTACTTGCTCAAAGGGTCTATCTAAATAGATGGTGAAATCTATAGTAGACAGGAGGTTAGTTATGAGAAGCTGGTTGTTAGCAACGTTGCTGATTGGTTTTCTTGCTCTTTCGTCCGGACAGGCATACGCCAGACCGCATCACGGAAGGCATCATGGACGTTCGTATACCACCTGCCGAAAACTTTGCCCTACGAAGTGCCACAAGCCACGGTTTTTGGCCTCTCATCATTGTTGGAAGGCACGATGTGAAGAACACAGACGCCTCACTGGTGGTTCTCTTGTTGTGGGTGGGCCCGGTGGATATCTGAGTATCCGAATCGGACGTGTATCACCAAGGCCAACTTGCGGCAATGGCAGATACTACTTCGAGCGAGACTATGGACATAGAGGCCCGTTCTATCACCAAGGTCTGGGCCGCATGCGAGGATGCAAGTAGGCTACGTTAGATTCCGCTTGCAAACATCGCACGAATAGTGTATGATTGGGTTGTACGCGAGGCCAACCCAAGATGGAAGTAAGTCGCTCCGACACACGATATGTTTGTGTGCTTCATTGCAACAGGGCCAAGAAGAATTTGGCCCACAGTCTAGCCAAAACTCCCTATCAATACGAAATCGAGCAGATTCCTGATTGCCCAACTCAGTACAGGGAAATCTTCGTTCGTGCCACCCTCGCTCGGTTAGCAGGATCGTTTCGGAACGGTAAACCGTTTGAGGTCATTCTGGATCATATAATGTCTTTGGACAATGCTGTAATTGTCGTTTTTGGACATGAAGATCTTTTACCACTGATTCAGTCATGGGCAGAGCAAAATTCTTGTAAGTTTCGTTGCTGGAAAACTTGCCACAGCGTCGATCTTGTGGTATCCTAGGGTGTGCGGGAGCGTGAGCTATGTCACACTCGAAGGGGAACAAGCATGCTGGCAAGCGAAATTACGTCCACCAGGGTTGGGTAGGATCAAAATGGTGGAAACAGGCTCGGTATGCTCGTTGGGATGACCACAGACAGAAGGATAGTGGCCTTCCTTTCAGGCGAAAAGACAAAAAGAAGAAACGTTAGGTCGGGTGGCGAAATTGGCAGACGCGCAGCGACAAGCATTGGCGACAACTGTACCAGGCGTTGCCGTGCTGTCGACTCTACAACACCTTGCCGCCATCGAGTGGCGTACGACGCCACTGGTACCGGCGAACAGCCATGGCGGATGCCGTAGGGTCTACATTGAGGACGCTGTGTCCCATAGGGGCGTGCTGGTTCGAATCCAGCCCCGGCCTTTACTTCGCCCATTTTTTGCCGACTGGAGACAGACATGATCACATTCGAAGTTTCGGATGCACCGCAAGTGAGGGGTCCTGCAACGGGCATCAACCCCAAGCAGTTCATCGAGGAGGGGCTGCTCAATGGCCCCATCGAACAGTGTTGCGATTATCAGGCGACACTCAGGCATGTCCCTACATCGCATCCCTTGTTCGGTGCGGCCTATGCTGCGTTCTGTGAGCACAAACCGCTGGTTCTCTCGCCGGACATGATCTGGATCACGATCATGCAGGGGTTGGCGAACCATATCAACCTCGACCCGGAGAAGTACAGACACCAGTTCGTGGAGCACGAAGGCAAAGAAGAGATCAAGATTCGTCATGACGGTCTTGTCAAAGGCAGCCCGGAGAATCCGTGGCACGAAGTAATCGGCATGTTCTCCGCTCAGCTGAGACCACGGATCTTGAACAATGTTCACGATTATGTGGTCTGTGACTTCAGCACAACCGATCTCGTCGAGCGTGTTTCCTCAATCATGGTCTTGATGGATGCCATGCAGGGATACTTCGACTACAGGGTGATGACTATCTGTGGTATTCCGAAGGTTACATTGGAGGGGGAACCGTCTGACTGGCAGGCAATCGCTGAGAGAGTCCCGAAGCTGAATGATTACGGCCTCGATTGGTGGACGCAGCGACTCGGGCCGGTGTGCGACGAGTTTGTGAAGGCCTCGCTCGGCGATGTCGACGAGGAACACTGGATGAACATCTTCCAGGAACAAAGCATGGGAAGCGGCGGTCCTAACTTGTTTGGGTGGCTGTTCTACTTCTTGCCTTACACGAAAGACCATCAAACCAACGCCCCGACAGTCGTGAACCGGATGTTGACACAGCCGGAACGCAGACTGAGAAAAGGAAGCCATCGTGCTGGGCCAGGAGCGTCACTTGACACTGACGACATCCCGATGTCCCTTTCTAAGGTTCCCTTCATATGGGAATATCACGGGAATGTGTCCAATTACGAGTTCCTGGCGGGCATCATCGGAGCTACTGAGTCTGAAGAGGATTGCTCAATCCGACCGAAAGTCGGTTGGGCCGTCCGTCCGAAGCCGGAGGAACAGGCAGAACAAGCGTGACTGACAGGTTCACGACTCGCAAGTATCTACTGAAGGTGCGGCACAGGTGATGACAGGCTCTGCGGCCAGGAAACTTAGGAATGCCGGATTGGGATCGTGTACATGACGTCATCCAGTCTCAACTGAAGATCGTTGCCGACGCTATTGTAGAACAGGGTAGCTCAGTCGACATCGAAATTCGGTTTGAGTCCGGGAAAACGAGCAGCGACTACTGTCATCTGCTGACATCTATCAAATTGATGCCACAGAGCCAAGATTGTATCGATCCAATCTTGTTGACCGTGAGCTTCGTGCCTGCTGGTGATGGCATGGTACAAGTGACAGGAGATGCTTCCGGAGAGAATCTGGGTGACATGATTGCCAGCTATGGCAGCATGGGTGCTGTACCGGACTTGGATGTATGGCTGCTATTCGCTGGCTGTCAGGTTGTAGGATACTTGGGGTCGCACATCAATGACATAACCAACGCATGCAGGGACCCCTCACGCACGAGCCCGTGACGAAAGGAATCATATGCGGGTTGAACATTGGAGAAGGAAAGTCTGCGAAGGTTTCGTAGATTACATTCACGGCGGTGGTTACATCATCGACGAGTTTGTAATACCTGATCTTCGATTGGTCGTCAACAAAGAGGCCTTTTTCATACAAACGCCTGAGCAGTACACCCGTAAGGAAGAGGCAGAGAACGCCGAAGAATGGCAACCCAGGTTCGTTACGGCCGTAGAAGTCGAAGACGAGCAGGTCACCAACAACCTGAGAAGGCTCGCCGCATTCGCAGAGATGAAAGAGGAAGCGAAAAATGCTGAAACTCAAGTACTTACAGAATTGAGTACCCGTTTCGGTGTGAATCTGTTGGATTAGTAGTCCCGGTGGTGGAACTGGCAGACACGCGGGCCCGAGGAGCCCGTGCTCGAAAGAGCGTGAGGGTTCGAATCCCTCCCGGGACATTCATGCCGCAGTTCAAACGAATCTCTTGACATGAGCAGGATCATGTGGTATACTAGAAGCACGGATGAAGGTTCGCGCTCTGAGGTAACGGTAGCGATATAATGAGATGACGAATAAGGCAGAGCTGTAAAAAGAAAGGTGCCTGCCTCTGCTGTTTCGAATGTTAGTTTAACGGAGGAAACTAACATGACAGCAAGAAGCCGCAGACGATACAGCGAAAGCCAATTTCGTGAAGCCGTAAGAGAGTCGCGTTCAGTTGCAGAAGCATTGAGGAAACTTGGTCTTTCACCCCATGGCGGTGGAGGATATGAGTCATTCTACTCATATTGCGAGGAGACCGGAACGGATTGGAGCCATTTCAAGGGCCAGGGTTGGTTGCGTGGCGGTTCATGTTCGTGGTCTCAGTTCAAAGCAAGACCTCTTGAGGAGATATTAGTAGAAGATTCTACTTATCTTTCTACTGCCAATCTGAAGCGCAGGCTTATCAAAGAGGGCGTGTTTGAGGACAAATGTTACGAATGTGGTCTTAAGGAATGGCGTGGGAGCAAATTGCCGACTGAGCTGCATCATAAGAACGGCAACAGACGTGACAATAGGCTGTCCAACCTAATAATACTTTGTCGGAATTGTCACGGTCTAACACAGAATTTTCGCCAGCGTAACGGGAGATCGTCCAATGGCGTCCTGGGACAACGGAAACACAAACCAGGGCGAAACAGAACAGGACGAAAACGAGAGCTTAATGACAGAACGTGCCCTACTTGTCATAAAGAATTCAGGCCTCGCCGTAGGGAACAGAGATTCTGTTCGTATACCTGCAGTTCTCTGTCGAGGCGAAAACGAGATCGGCCGAATAAGGCCGTCCTTTTGCGGATGGTTAACGAATCTTCTGTCTGTGCTGTCGCCAGGGACATGGGAGTATCGGACAACACTATACGCAAATGGATCAAATTCGGAGAAGACTGTTAAATTAGGCCCAGTGGCGAAACGGAAAACGCGGCACGCTCAAACCGTGTTGTCCCATCGTGGACTTGAAGGTTCGAATCCTTCCTGGGCTATTAAATTCAACAGGTGTAGTTATGTCGGCCACCAAGGAAATCTACTCGAACTGCAGACTACTGTCTCCGGACGGTGTTCTCATGTGCTACTGCGGCCACGACAAGGTCAAGTGGTACTTGGACAGAGGCGTTGCAGAGGTCGTAGAGATACGGCCGCATCTAACGGTGCGTCTACTGTTCGAGCCTGAGGGTCTTGGCAAGGCCGGAGACCCCTTCTACCTGCAGGTGCGTGAGAACAAGTGCTGTGTGTGTGGTAGCAAGGAAGACCTAACGAAGCACCACGTTATTCCTTTGTGCTACAGAAGGCACCTGAATGGATCGCGAAACACGCACCATGATGTTCTGCCGATCTGTAGAACCTGCCACAACAAGTATGAGCGTGACTACGCGATCGAAGTAAGACAAAACTTCGCGAAGCGTTACAAGGCACCGCTGGGTGGTCTCGTTGGTGACGTTGATGCTGCAGTATTTGCACGCGTCAGCCGTTGTGCAAGTGCTCTGGTTCGATACGGCGACCGTATTCCGGCAAACCGTCGTAACGAACTTCGGGATGTGATCGATCAGTTTCTCGGTCGTCTCGCTACGTGGGACGAAATCTTGGAGCTGTCGGAGAACTACCGAGAGCGTGATGACTATCTCAGCCATCCGGAGATCGTCGCACAGAAGATCACGGACTTGGATACGTTCTACAAGATCTGGAGACGACACTTCGTTCACACGATGCGACCGCGCTTCTTGCCGGAGCACTGGTCCATCAATCGAAGTATCGTAGAGGAAACCATGAGCTGATGACGCATAGTGCTCACGATCCAATCAAGATCGTCAAACTGCTAAGCCTGGGAGGGCCGTGCCCCACTCAGTGGGAAGCATGGGACGATCAGGGTCGTGAGTACTACATGCGTTATCGGTGGGGTCATCTGACTTTCTGTCGTTGGGACGTGAGCCCTCCTGAATACTATCTGTCCGAGCAGATCGGAGACCAATATGATGGCATGTTAGACGATGACACCATGAAACAACGTCTGATTGGCATCGTGGATTGGAGTGAATGCAAACAGGTCGACAACCGACCTGTTGATCCCTATTGAGCCTCTGTGGCGGAACAGGCAGACGCGCGGATTTTAAGAGTCCGTGTCCTTAGTGGCGTACAGGTTCGAGTCCTGTCAGGGGCAGTATGAAGGCGAGCGTACCATTGGCCCTTAAGGATGCAGCCGACTTGATGTCTTCCTTTCGGGATTTTAAGAAGGTAACTTTTCGTCCACAGGATGAAATAATCTTTCAATGCCTTGACCCCGGCATAGGTTACACAAGATGGAGGGGACGAATAGGTTTGCGTTCTTTATGTGTACAAGAGGTATGGACGGATCATGAGCCTGAGGGCGTAAAGACATGGTTGCTTGCGGTCGAGAGAAAGCGTGAAGATTGATTTCAAACAGGCATTAACAGACGCTGCTGATTTGTTTTGTGCCTACATGTACTTGAAAATGCGATACGTCAGGGAACCAGACAGCATCGTAACCGGCAACCTTAAGCCAGAGAAAGGAACAATCAGGTTTACTCGCGGGAGAATGCAACTGCTGATCAAAGTGAAGTATGCTTCTTTGGCAGCAGATGCGACCACTGGACTCTTCCCGCATACTTGGATTTTGGATGTCCAAAAGCAAGCCAAATCCGGATGAGTACAGTGAAAAGTCAATCAAGATCCTTGAGGGTCTGACTGCTGTACGCAAGCGTCCATCCATGTATATCGGCGATGTCGGTCATGCCGGTCTCCATCATCTCGTTCAAGAAATCATCGACAACAGTGTAGATGAAGCACTTGCTGGGCACTGCACTGCAATACAGGTTGTTCTACACAAGAACGGCTCTTGTACGATCTCAGACAATGGCCGTGGCATCCCAGTCTACAAAATGAAGCACGAGAACCCAAAGATCAACGGCAAGCCAGCCGCCGAGATCTGCCTGACTACTCTTCATGCCGGTGGTAAGTTTGACCGATCGATCTACAAGGTTTCCGGTGGATTGCATGGCGTCGGTGTCAGTGTTGTCAACGCCTTAAGCAAGTGGCTATGGCTTGAAGTAAAACGCGATGGCAAGATGTGGCAGATGGAATTCGAACAAGGCAAAACCACCAAACCGATGAAGTCCAAGGGTGCAACGAATGCAACTGGAACGACCATTCAGTTTCAGCCGGACCCGAAAATCTTCAAGAAGGATCGGACCTTCTCATATGAGCTGTTACGGGATCGCTTGCGTGAACTTGCCTTCCTGAATGATGGACTCAGCATATCTATCAAAGACGAGAGAACTGGGAAAAAAGATCGTTTCAAATTCAGGGATGGACTGAAACAGTTTGTCAAGGCGGTTGCCAGTGGAAGTGAGCCTATCCATCCCGTGCTTCGTCTTTCCGGCCGGGAAAAGGAAACCGGTCTTCAGATGGATCTGGCACTCCAGTATACCGATGAGTATTCAGAAAATACTCTCGTGTTTGCCAACAACATCCGCAACATGGATGGTGGCACACATCTTTCTGGTTTGCGGTCTGCCCTGACACGTACCATCAACACCTATGGTAGAACTGCCGGTATCTTCAAGGATGGTATGAACCCAACAGGAGATGATATACGAGAGGGTCTTTGTGCCGTTCTTTCTGTCCGAGTCCCGGAGCCACAGTTTGAGGCACAAACCAAAGTTCGCCTGATGAATCCGGAGGTAGGAACCTTCGTAGAACAGACTGTAAACCGTCTCCTGTCCCAGTGGTTGGACTCAAACCCACATGATGCTAAGAAGATCGCCCTGAAGGGCCTGAGGGCCGCTAGAGCACGAGAAGCAGCCAGGAAGGCCAGAGAGCTGTCACGGAAGGGTTCCCAGGCCAAGGATGACATGCCAGCAAAGCTCTGGGATTGCACGAGCAGACGTGTCAGGGAGCGTGAGATCTTTTTGGTTGAAGGCGATTCGGCCGCTGGCAGTGCGAAGAGCGGCAGGGATAGTAAATTTCAGGCCATCCTTCCCTTGCGTGGCAAGATACTGAACGTTGAAAAGGCCAGAATCGACAAGGTCCTGTCAAACGAGGCCCTACGTCAAATGGTGACGGCAATCGGCTGCGGCATTGGACGTCTGGATTTTGATCTGAATAAGCGTAGATACGACAAGATCATTATCATGACAGATGCCGACGTTGATGGAAGCCATATCAGGACCTTGATCTTGACCTTCTTATTCAGACACATGAGGCCACTGATAGAAGGTGGGCATGTCTATGTCGCGTTACCGCCGCTGTTCGAGATCAGAAAGAAAGGTGGCCGCAAAAGCATCTATCTAAAAGACGAATCAGACCTCAATAGATGGGCCCAATCTGAGGAAGTAGACATCAAGGAGTCAAAGGATTACGTGATGAAGCGTTTCAAGGGTCTCGGCGAGATGAACGCTGAGCAGCTTTGGGACACCACCATGAATCCTGAGAATCGTCAACTTCAGAAGGTTGTCATGTGCGACAGGACGGATGATGAAAGTAGCATGGAATACCAGATGGATGCACGTGAGGCGGATCGAATGTTCAAGGTTCTGATGGGCTCAAATGCAGAAATACGAAGGACATACATCGAGGAAAACGCCTTGCATGTTGGCCAGCTGGATGTCTGATATGCAGGTTCCTTTTGACTTTCGGGCCAACGTGTGGTATAGTAGAGGTAGGAGAACGGAATGTACATATTGCCGATCATAATTGGCATATACATAGTGATCGGTGTGATCATCGTCATTGCGATGATGTTCGACCGTGATATGCTTGTTTTCTTCTTCAACCCATCTGAGGCGTCCTACGAGCATTCCTTCAAGCTGATCTTCTCTACGTTCCTCGCACCTGTTGCGTTGTTCGTTGGTGTATTGAAGGTCTGTGCTTCTCGATTAAGCAGCTGATGCTGTATCCATCTCCCTGATGCGATCGATCAACTTCTCCAACCATAATCCAAGGGTTTGCAAAACTGATTCGGCCGAGGAAAGTGTAGATTTTGCAAGCTTAGACATGTAAGCAACATCATCATCGCTACGTTTAGGATCAGAAAGATCAACGATTTGAGGCATGAAGGTTTGCAGACTCAGATCTAGGATGGTTGTGTCTTTTGAAATGGACTCAACCAGACGTCGTATCGGCCAATGTTTCTCATATCCTGCTGATTCTATGTCCTGTTGAACTTTATCAAATGTTCCGCCGGACGAGAAGTGTTCGCCAAGAGCTTTCAGTATCGCATTTTTGATGTTACGGATTCTCCCCAATTCTTCCGATGTGATTCGCATCTTTTCTAGTAGCCCTTTGATGATTTGAATCCCACGCTGCATTTCTAGGACGGACTGCCTACAGATCATCAGCTCGCCATTTCTGTAGCACATCTTATATAGCCCCTCCGCGAATCGATCGCGGGCCAGTTTTGACGAGATAATTTGTTTCATCACCACCCACCAAAACACTGTAACTTGATTCACTTTCATCCTTTGCTTCTGATCCTCCTGTATAATCAACAACAGGGCATATCCGCCGAAAGGCCAATAAACTAGTAGAAGGAGACAGTTTGGATACCGTGCGCACCCAATCCATACCAGAAGTGAAAGGCTCTCTGAAACAATGGCTTACGAAGCTCGCAGAGAATCCATACGCTGCGGCAGAGGACCCGTACGCTTGCGGAAACCCCCCACTCTGTTGGGCTGTCGAAATTGACGACAACCTTCTACCAGATGCGTTGCATAACCTCACTGGTGAGAGGATCTTGTTTTGCTATAATGCAGATAATCCTGAGTCCTTATGGATTGCAAATTACTATGCACGGTACCGATCGGTTCCATCAGACAACCTACTAGGTCTCACCGGGATCACTGTAGACCCTACTGCCGGGACCGGTGACCCGTGTTGGCCCGGAAGGACAACCGAAGTTGTCATTGATGAGACGGAATTTGACATCCGGATACAGACTCCAATCTTGACCAAACTGATTGAGATGGATGTCGACCCATATTCTGTGTATCCTGCCATTTGGTGCATCATCACAGGATTCGATTTGCCACATGCTTACTATCCCGGCGACGACCCATATGCCCCACCAATCGGCATCACCAGCAGACTCAGCAGGGTCTATCACAGTGTAGATTACAAACATGCCAACCCTCTTTACAACAAGAAGGACACTTTCCGATTCTACAATGGCTCAGATGCCAATATCGCTTTGATTACGTCTGTCATCGATGGACCAACGAGCTGCCATGCAAGACGAATCATAGATCGATCGACCGAGGTCAGCAGACAGAACGAGCTGACTGGAAAGATCTATATTGATCCATACGGCAAGCGTGATACAGAAAACGAACTTGAGTACGAATCAGATATATTGGACTTCGTTACTAACGAACTTAGCAACTTAGGATTGACAAGTTTCACAACTTCAGTTGCCCAGTACTTCCTGCAGGACCCAACAATTCCAGAGCTAGACGGAGATAGCTTTTACTGGGGTTGGTATAGACCAAGATTCTCAAGCCAGCTTGTTGAAGCAACAAGCAATAAGAGATGCTTCTTGTACAATGCAGATGATGACTCGGCATCTGCGTTGAACGAACGTGTTGACACAAACGCCGGAAACAGGTGGTGCAACATCGCTATAGACACTGAGCCACCTTACGCGTCGACAGCAGGAGCGGTTTCAGCTCCTGGTTCTGATGCCCACCTCAGACCTAGGCCATTTTTCGAGGCTCTGCATCAGGGAGCATGTTTGGGTGAATGTTTTTTGTATGCTAGCCCATATGTTGATTGGAAAATCATACTGGTTGGCGACCCGTTGATGACGGCTAGATTCCCATCTGCTATTCCTGATGAGCAAGATCCTACTCATACAACCCTACACAACGACGAGCTTGTCGATCGAGCTAAACGTCGCATTGAACAATCTCTAGCATATGGCTATAGACAATGGCGTATTGCAGACCAGATTGTTCAACTGGTAGTCAACACAACCGAACTTGATGAGGAAATCAGGCTGTTAGAACCATCTGCTCTCTATCGCAGGTATCTAGATATAGCCAGGCAACGTGAAGGATTTGAGCTAGTGGTTGATTCATTTCTGAGATACATAAGCAGAACTACATTGAGAAGTTTTCAATACTGGCTAACATCAAACAACAAGCAGATTACGCCCCTTTTGTCGCAAGTAATCGAACGTCTTCCGCATGACAGTTCTATACCAGCTTCCTTGATATATAGCAGTGGCTACTGGGAATACATTTTCACATTCACTTATTATGGGGAAGATCGTCAGAACGTCCATTTTCAGATGCAGATCGCATCTGACGACACGTTTGGCACTGTCATTTTTGACTTGGTGAGTTCCACTTCTCAAAGCGGATGGACGTATGAATCAGAGCTAAGAACCTTCGTGCAACTGCAATCAGCAGGTTTGCCATCCAATTTCAGCGGGCGACGAATCAAGTTCTCGGCCACATCCTCTGAGCATTTGTCAACTGGAGATCTGGTTTACGTTAGATGGCGAGTTACTGATGCTTCTGGTGTCCCTGCTTCAAGTTGGACTTCTGACACAGAGGGCATGATTGTCATAGCGTAGAACTAAACTATGGTGAAATATGACTGCAACAAAGATACATAGATACATGAATCTTATTGCTCTTTCTGTTCGTGCAGGCAACCGTAAGGCCGCAAGGATTGCGTCAGCGCGAACTGACATTGGCAATACTGATGTCTACAGCTTCCCGTCTGTTCGGGAAGCATATCGAGCAGTACAGCAATTTAGTGAAGACGCCTTTCGCACCTACAGTTCGTTTTCCAGTGCTGCTACAGAAGCCAATGGGCTTCGTTCTCTGGTTAAGGGATTATCTAAGTATATCATCGAAATCCTAGGAATGACTGTGGATTCATGGCTAACTGCGAACGGTTTTCAGGTGCAAACGGAGTATGCGACATTGTCAAACTCATTGGGTTATCCTATTAGTTCGGCAAACATAGCATAAGGAAATATGCCAAAGCGAACAGTAAATAGATCCTTTTCAGATGTTCTGGGAGAATTACGTTCGGATGTTTCTATGAATCGAACTGGAGGAATCCCAGACATCATTGAATTCACGTTCAGTCCACATTGGTTGAACGTTCGTGCCTCAGGAATCGCTAATCTTTACCCGGTCCAAACGATTATTCTCAAGTCCTTTTATAGAGGAAGCATTGGCAATGAAAATCTCACGCTGACCGAAGAGGAATTAGACAAGCTTAAGAAACTAAAGCACGACAATATCATTGACAAATATCACGACCTTGGAAATTTCAGGGAATTGGTGCTTGTGCTCGGTCGTCGTTCTGGCAAGAACCTCATGACATCGATCGTTGCATTGTATGAAGCCATGAAGCTGATCGAGATTCCAGGCGGATCTCCTTACGAATACTATGGAATTGCTCGCGGTGCTCCTGTTTACGTGCTAGGAATCGCGAGTGCTGCCGAGCAGGCACAGCTTCTGTTCTCCGAGATTCGTACACGCGCTCAATCATCTGATTACTTCAAACGGCATATGGTGCCCGGTGCTATTGGTTCACAGACAATCAGCCTTCTAACACCAGAAGACAGGGAAGTCAATAGGCAACTAGATAGGGATGGCTTGCCAGAGGCCAAGACAAAAGGCAGTGTTGTCATCTACAGCGGCCACTCGAACAGCAATTCGCTCGTTGGAAAACGTTGCATCATGCTGGTCATGGATGAAGTGGCGTCTTACCCACAAACTAGCGGACCATCATCCGGTGATGCCCTATATCAACAGCTCGTGCCCATGACCGCCGACTTCAAGCGTAAGGTTGGTCAAACTGAGGACGGAAAAGACCGATATAGGCTTGACTCTAAGATTATTGCTATTTCGTCACCAAGAGGCGAGGAAGGTCTTCTTTTCCGCCTATATAGCAACGCCAGAAGACGAAAAAGCCGATTGGCCTACAAGTTACCAACTTGGGATGTTAATATGGGTGTAACTAAGGAGATGCTTTTTGAAGAATATCCAGAGTTACGTCCTGTTGAGTTCAATATGCAGTTTGGTGCTGAGTTCTCAGGAACTTCAGGTGAGAAGTTCATACCAGACCGTTATGTGGATGATGCAATCGAACTGGGACGCGTAATGGGCGTGCTCAAAAGACCTCTCGGCGAACGGGGTTTGGTTTACTATGCTCATCTGGACCCTGCGTCAAGAAGCCACAACTTTGCTCTCGTTATTTTACACATTGAGGAATACATCAGAGAAAGGGTGAAAGCTGACGGACGAAAGGCTAAAGAAGTAACAAAGGTATTCGTTGTCGACCACCTGATGGTGTGGGAGCCGGGGGTCAAAGAATCAATCAACGTCAAGGAGGTTGAGGATTATATTGTTGGACTCAGCAAGAAATTCAAGTTTGCCACTGTCACTTATGATGCCTGGAATTCACCATCTAGCAAGGATGTTTTGCAGAGGCACGGGATACCTAATAGGGAAACAGCATTCCGAAAACATTACAAGATGGGCATTTATGACCAGCTAGAAGACCTTTTAGTCAATAATCAGATAGCTTTACCAGCAGGCTCGCCAAGGTACAAGGAAGCAGAATTGCTTGAACTGGAGCTGAAATCCCTGAAGCGGCAATATACTGCTAACGGTTTTCAGATAAAGCCTGACGAAAACGGCCTTGTACAGACAGATGACTTATGTGATGCACTTGCTGGTGCTGTAGGTTCTGCCATGGGCGGAATCTATGATGGATACCCAAAAGGGGCCGTTGCGTATATGCCTGCTTTCAGATCTGGTGGAGCAAACAGGCCATGGTTGATCGGAAGAGGCGTATTTAACAACCAAGAGATCAAAACGCTGGGTGGCCGGTTTGGTATGTTCTAGCCGGTATATGACAGGACTAGAGGTACAGCGTAACTAAGTTATAGTATGTACGCGCCTTATGGCCAAAGGATAACCGAGGTGATCAAATGACCTTCAATTTCAACGAGCACGTAAAGCAGGCTCAGGTAAAGCCTTACGAAAAGTATCTTCGAGATGACAGTGTCGAAGGAGAGGCTGACGACAAACAGCCCGTTGTTGAAAAAATGCTTCCGGATCGCGAAGGCGACAAAGTCGAGGTCGCTGAACGTATGATCTCTGAGGTCCGAGAGGATGTAACTGATGACACTGAGACTCAGGAAAGGCGTCTGGATACGGCAGAATCTCAATATGACAAGAAGCATAGGGATGACAGTGCATCCATCTCCGTTCCTCCGTTAGCTGTTGTAGTTGAGAAACTTCGACAAGAACGAATGGCAGACTGGAAGACCGACAAGCAACCAAACTGGACTCTTGAATTCGATGACAAGAAACAGCTTGGCGACTTGCCACGGTTCCCGAAATCTCCCGGTCAGCATACGGAAATCGCTCTGGAAAACGATCCCAGACGATTTGAGTCGGGCGGAGATCTACGCAAACAAGAGAAAGCTGAGCCGAAACCCCTTTCTGGTGATTTCACTACAGCAGATGTTGATAGAGTTACTGAGAGAATTAAGATCGGCAAAAGCAGGGATTTCGATGCTGCCATTGCTGCTGTTCTCTGTGAGGCAGAAGATCAGAGGCGTGAACTGACCGAAGAAGAGAGACAAGCAATCGTACAACTTAAAATAGCCCGAACCGAAGCCATGGTTAAAGAAGGCTGAATGAAGGTATAATTCATGAGAACGGTGATCAGCAAAAAGGTTACCGCACTATGGAATCCGGATTGGGATCTTCTCACCGACTATGAAGACGAGAAGAGAAAGCAGATCGTTCGGGAGCGGGGCGGTCTACGTTCTGACCCGTTCAGGAAGAAAGACGAATACAACTTGCCGGACAAAACAAAGAACATCGGAGAATATGGCCAAGATCCCGGACTAGGCCAAAACCGAAGAAAGCCACCTATAGGAGAACCTGGTATCTCAAGTTTGACGAGAGGCGAGGAACCAGAAGAAAGAAGCGGGACAGATGTGAGTTCAGGTCCCGCATCGGATTCTATGCGATCGGAAGAGAATGAGACCAATCTTCGTCCGAATCGCATGAATCCTAATGATGTCTCCAGACAGTTTGCAAATGAGTCGGAGACGGTGCCGCCGGAACTAAAGACGCCCGGCTACACCAACCCCAGAGACATGTCGCCTAAGGATCGTGTCAGGTGGCATCTGGACAACATGAGGCAGAGGGGGCCTGTTCGTTACAGGTAATGGAAACGTGAAGTGAACTTGCTAAGGAGGTAAGTTAATGTTCATCGTAGGCACAAAGAAGATTGGAAAAGGCATCCTGATGATTCCAAGTCTCAACTACAAGGTAAAGGCCGGTGGTAAATATCCTGTTTCAGACATGGATCTTAGGAATCCGGACGTTCGACGACCGCTTCAGGCAGGAAGCATCAAGTTAGAGGGCGCTCCAGATGGTTTCAATCCCCTTTCCTTGGTCGAGTCAGACGACCTTGTCTTATGCAAGAATGTTCTGTGTAACTCTCTGGTCATTGATGGCCATGACGGGGCCATACGTCGTGGTGCAGAATTCAAAGTCCATCGTTCAGCTCTCTCTGAACCCGGCCTCAAGAAACTGATCTCCAATCGACTAGTGGAGATCCTTGATGAGGGTGACGATCTTGATCTGGAGGAAGAAGCCGTTGTGGATCTTGGCCCAGATGAGCCAGCACTTGGTGCAGAGGCAAGTCCTGAACTAGAGACCAACGAAGAAATGGATATGCCAACAGATGTTCTTGAAGAACTACCACAAGAGGTCAAGTCGGTTCCTGACCCCAGAAAAAGTGCCGTGATCTGGAATCCATCCGGAAACGAGCCAGTGGTCAAGAACAACCTGAAAGCCACTGTTTGGAGCAAAGGAAAGGCAGTACAAGCAGAACAGGGCCCGCCTCCACAACAAACAGAAATTCTTTTCGTGGATCAGGAGCAGAGAGCCGAAGCAATCAAGAAGCATCCGGTTCTTAGCAAAAAAGCCGAGAAGAAAACAGATGAACCCAACTTCGTATTAGAGGAAAATAACACCGAGGGGGAAGGATAGGGTGGAGAAGGACAGCAGAGTCATCTCGCTCAGTCCGTCAGTTTGGACAACGATTTACGCTAAATTATCGCCTAAGAACAAGAAATTCTTAAGGCGTTACTATAAGTCCATTTATCCGAGAGAGTACGTCAAAGTACTCGTTTCTGCATTGGAACAATATGGATTCTCAGAGAGATACGCTTAAGGACCTTAGCCAAAAACAACTGCTTGAGGTTGAGATGCGCATCTTCGAAATTGGCGTAGATGATGGCAAGTACTACACACATGCCGTTCGTGTCGGGGATGATTTTCGCGAAACCAATGACCTCAATGAGTGTGCTGGGCTTATCAAGAAATCGGTCGAAGAACTGAAGATGGAACTGTGGAAACAATGGGTCCACTTGGGCCATCTAGCAGATGAGCTGTCAAACAGTTATGGTTTCAACACAGGCTCTATAGAGAACCTTCTGTTCCTTCACAACCTCAAAAAATGCTACATGCTTGCTGGCTTCTTCTCCTCGCTTGATGCCATACGAGACAAGGTGAGATCAATTTTCAACATAGATGTCGGAATAAGGGACCCTGATGTCATCGAGGAGTTCAACAATACAGCTCTGAGAATCCTGGTCCTGCACAGGTCCGTGATGCGGGAAACATATCGTGTCAAGTTGATCTCTGCATACAGCAGCTTAACAAAAACTGCCCAGATCTCTGGCCCATGGGCCAATCTTGATTTGCCTCTCAAAGAGCGTGTGTGGCAATGGGATGAGGAAGAAAGCAACCTGATGGAACGAGAGAAAGCACGCAAGAACCAGCTCCGGTATAACCCGGAGTATAACATTCAGGGCTTTTATTTCGTCTGGCAGGATCGTAATCGAGATCCATATCTGTTCGAGAAACGCCGGGAGGAGAGCCCATACCCACAACGAGAAAGGCTTCAGATACCATAGGAATCGGGATGGACAGGGAAACGACAAAAGAGACAACCAAGAATTCAAACTCATCTGTCGATGCTGTCGTGGAATCCCTGTCTCGTTTTGCTGATCTGTTTGATTTGCCACATCTCTTTCTGATGGGCGGTTATCCTCGTCACCTATACTACGAAAAGCCCTGTACGGATAACCGGTTGGATGTCGTTTGCGCTTACGATGATCTTACAGAGGAGATGGCTAATCTGTTTGCATCAGAGATTCTTGGCCGTCTTCCGTCCTTCAAAGGCCACAGGGGCGATATCATCATCAAGACATCGGACGACGAGCCGAACATCGAGCTGCATTTCCAGTCTTACAGCCCAAACTCTCATCTCTACAACCCTGACTTGAAAAATCATTTGGCTGCTAGCGAGGCTGACACCATCCCCATTATGCACAATGCGTATGGAAGAGATTTTACTGTAGATACACTTGCTTATGCTTTAGATGATGGTTATCTCTACGACCCAACAGGTCGTGCATCTAGGGATTTGAAAGACAAAAAGCTGGACAGCATGCTCTCTCCAGAAACCCTGTTCAAGTTCTGCCCAAAAGCAGCTTTTAGGGCACTGAATCTTGCACTTGATGAGGATCTCGACATTTCTCCGAGACTTGGTAAAGGCATACGATCTGCCATACCGAGGATCATGGCTGTCATACCAGAAAACGAACGCACCAGAAATGCAATCAGGACAATAGTTAAGCACCGGGAGGATGGCCTCGATTTACTGAAGAAGTATAACCTTGACCGGTTCCTAATCAATGATAAGGTCAAGAACATACTGAAACAGGAGGCTAAAGGTGCATGAGTCCCAGTGCGTAATACCCGGGCTTAGAAACGTCCTGCCTTTCAGTGGCATTGTTGGTCGTTCTGCTCCCATCACTAACAAAGAAGCTCAGACCTTGATGACTCTTTGGGAATCTGATAAGGACGAATATGGTGACCCGATTATACCGGATGGCGTAGACGACATTACGCTTGCTGGCCTCATCTCTAAAGGTTATCTATCCGGTCGCCACGCCATGGGCCATACAATGACACGTCCCAATACAACGCTTTCACTCACAGAGAAAGCGAAGATGGTCATCAGGAATATCGTTCTACACGCAGAGAAATCGACGTTTGAGAAAGATGCGCAAGGCAATGTAGACTACGAAGCCATCTATGTTTCCATGCACAAACCGAAAGTGAAAACTTCCTGGGCCAAAAAGATCGCGCAAACATTGCCCGAAGATGGCGATGAAGACAAAGAAGATGAAATCTTCAATCTCATTGATATAGATCTTGAGTGGCTAGAAAGAAAGCTCAACGCCCTTAACAAGAGGGCACTTAAACTAGGTTTGAAGCCGCCTCCTGAATCCACAGAATGGTTGCCGGGCAAAGGTCAATTGAAACAGGTTGGTTACGTTGTGCTTGGCCAGACACAAGTCAAAGACAAGGATAACCTTCGCGTCCATATCTTCAATCAAGTAAAAGTCTTCGGCGAACCACCAGTTCTGGCTGGCTGGAAATTCTTGGCTCGTCTCTATCCGGCCGAAGACCCAAACGTACCCGGCAATCTTATTAAGGCAGTCCCAGGTGTCGAATTACCTGAGAGATACCGTACTGTACCACCAGATTGTGAGCACTGCCGCAAGAACCTAAGACGGTGTTCCACCTATGTTGTCCAGAACGTAGAAACCGGCGAGATGAGACAGGTTGGTAGCACCTGCTTGAAGGACTTCCTAGGCCATAAATCGCCAGAATCCTATGCCAGATATGCAGAAGGTCTGGCCGCACTGCTTGAAGAGATAGGTGCCAAAGAAGAAGAGGGGTTCGGTGGTGGAGGCGGTGGTGGAGATCGAGGATATTCTATTCAACCATTCGTTGAACTCGTTTGGGCTATGGTACGAAAATATGGATTCCTTGGCAGAGGAAAAGCATACGAATCAGGTCAGACTTCTACCGTTGACGCTGTTTTATCAATGATCTATGGGAAAGGTGAGGCGGACAAGCGTGCCCTAAAAGAATTGCGTGAATCCATTACAGCCGAAGATAGGGCTAACGCAGAACAGGCAATCATCTGGGCTCGTGGTCTGAAGGAAGGTGACGATGAATACATTAGCCAACTCAGTGACTACTTCTGGAATTTGTCCGTTGCGTGTTCATCTGAGGTTGTAACAGGCAAGACGGTTGGTATAGTTGGTTCACTTCCAACGGCTTACGAAAGAAACGTCCTACAACAAATCGGTGTACGACCAGAGGGTAGAGCAGGAGAAAAGGGAGAAGTCATAGCGGTCAAGGGAAAAGTTCGTGAGGAACTACCCCAGTATGACGAGGCCAACGACTTCTATGACATACTCACCGAACAAGGCACAATTGTACGATGTGCACTCCCAATGGAAACTTCTGTTGGTGAAGATGTTGCTTTAGAAGGTACCGTCGTTGGGTACGCAAGGCAGTTCCAAAACATTGTCACACTCTTGGCTAATATCAAAGTTTTGAATTCAGAAGAAGTCGCAGCAAGAACTCAAGAAATCCAACAAGAGAGAGAACAGGCACAACAAGGTGACGCACCGGAATATTCCACCGGTGAGAAGATTACCACTGATGTAACTGTTCTTAAGGCTGACGAGAGAGAAGGAAATTACGGACCTTATGTCCTCTATCAGATGGTTGATCCGTGGGGAACAAAACTCACCATCTTCTATAGTGGCAGCACATTCGATCTCGAAACAGGCGAACGTGCCAATATCTCTGCCAAAGTTAAGAAGGTTGGTGACTACAATGGTGAACCGAGTGTTGTACTAACGAACCCAAAGATTAACAGCAGACTCATGTCCGAAGATGTGACAGATGTTAGGATGACCAACGCCCAAAGACGTGAAGCCAAAAAACAAGTCAAAACTCTTGAATCACAGAAACAAGGATTGATGGCCGGTTTCGAGACTCCAGACCAAGTGCAACAAACGGTGTACAACGCTTTGAATCCCATCTATTCTGTGTTCACTGGCGTTCGAGCCGACAATTTTCTGACCACAGGAGTAGGAAATCCAGGAGACTATGGTCTTGAAGCGGAGTACAACTATCAACTCGGCGGTTATGCTGCGGTGCCATCGGCTCGGATGGCAATGTTTCTCAATCCCGACGCTCTCCCTGAAATCTACGACCGTGCCCTCCAAGCAATACAAGAGGCCACCCAGAAAAACGAACAAAGACAACAAGATCAACCAGATGACGATTACAACAACAGGGCACTGAGATCACAGCAAGAAATGCTTCAGGTTCTGCCACAAGTCAAGGACAGTATCATATCCGAGACACAAACAGCCATCGCTCAGAGTCTGCCTGCTGTGCAGGAATTCCTACGCAACATACCGCAAAGAGAAGAGATAGATCGTCAAATAGAAGAAATACAGAAACGAATTTCTGAAGCCGATCAACAGAAAAAGCAGTATGGACCACTGCCGGAACCAGAGAAAAAGACGCGTCGTAAGAAGATGCCAATGGCGCGAAGTTTTAGTTGGTTTAGGAAAATATCATGCAGATTATAGTAAGACCACACAATCGCAGAATCAAACAGAAGGTGGAGAAGGACTTGTACTGGTACAATCCGGACACTTCTGAAGTGGAACACTTCCGGGGCGGGAGTCTCAGCTTCAAATATGACCGATCTTTGGGACGCCAAGTTCCATATGTTGTTGATGACGAGTGTTTCGTATGGCAGAACTCATGGGATGAGATCAATTCGTGGATCAAGAAACATAACGGAACTCTTGCTATCAGCGAAATAGTACCAAGAGGCTATGCGGTCATTAAACTGAATAGTGGTTTGTGGCCAAAACTGGAAAGAGAACTTAGACAACAAAACATTCTTTACGAGATCGAAAACGACGAAGACGAAGAGGAGGAGGCATTGGGTGCCAAATCAGGAAGCGCGGCTTAGGGTCGAAATTGCAGACACGCCAAGCAAACACGAAGAAGGACTTATGTTCCGGAAAGACCTTCCGGGCAATTCCGGCATGGCTTTCGTGTTTCCAAGTCCGCGCCAATTAAGTTTTTGGGGCCAAAACACATATCTTCCGCTTGACATAGCTTTCATTAGTCCAAATGGAACAATACACGAAATTGAACACATAGCTCCTCTCAGCTCAAGGCCGGTTCAAAGCTCTGAGGCCTGCACGATGGCTATAGAAGCCAATGCTGGCTGGTTTGATAGCATGGGTGTAGGTCCGGGCGATTCTGTTTTCATAGATCGAGATCTTCCAACCATCACAGGATTGGCACAAGCAATCTTCCATGCAGAACCGGAAGCACATGCAACACAAAACATTACCAAAGAAGCTGCTTCGAGTGCAGACGACTATGCATTCCATGCTGATATCGCAGAACAAGACAGATACACAACTGACCGCATGGAATGTGATGTCTGGTTGAAGGGAAGCAGATGGGGATATACCGTTTCTGTTCTGCTGACTCATACCCAGACGGGTTTGGCCAGCATGCCAGCATATTGGAAATATGGTAACAACGAAAAGGCAGCGGCTCAGAGAAGTTTTCGTGAATGCAAGAGTTTAGTTCAGGACTTTCTTCGAGAATACGAACAAGAACTCTATCCATTTGCGTTAGTCTCACCGAAGATAAGGGGTGTTTTCCAATTTCATGATACCGATCACCGAGATACGACCTTCATACCGCTCGTGAATTACAGCACCAACATCAAGCGCGAGACCGATTGGAGGCAAACGATCTACGGAAACAGATATCCAGAAAAGCCTCTCGGAATACCTTAAGAGGACCACAGATGTTGACTATAATCAGCCACAAGACCTCATTGGTCCTCAGAAAACAAGCACAAAAAAGCTCTGATGATTTGCTCAGACTTTTAGAGTCGAAGGGCTATACTAGGCACAGACGGCCGAGTCGGCAAGATGTGTGGAATGCCGTGGGCGAACTTAAACGCGACCAACCTGATATGTATGGACAATATCAAGATGCATCTTGGTCATCCATTGTAGAGAATGTTTATCAGTATTTCAGAACAGCCTGGTCCGTACCATATGGCATGGAAACCAAACCATATCCGGGACCTGTGACAAAGATCGACAAGGACAACTGGCAGGAATATAGCCCCGAAAATGATGATGTAGATGCCCAATGGGAACAGCAAGTAGAACCTACTGATGAACCTAGAGAGACCCCAATCGCAATCGATCAAAAGGAAGATACCTCAGGTGTCATCCCTGAATTCAAAGAAATCCCCTACTACACGGCCGAAGAACTCATCGAAGACGCAGAAAGAGAAAGGGAATTGATTGGATTTTACTATACTACAATTGAAGGTACTCCAGTAGGTTACAGAATTGTTGAGCCCCACTATACTTTTGTAGCGGCCACAACGGGAAACCACATTCTTGTTTCCTACGATCGTGTCGTCGATGACATAAGGGCTTTCGTGATAGGACCATCGATGTACGGCGGCGTACGGTACAGTGGTGCAAAATTCCAGCCTAAACCCCAGATTACGGCTGGAGACTAAGGAACGGAGAGGCGATATGGACGACGTGACATCCCATCTGGTCAATCTCTCAAATGCTCTTGACAAAGAGGGAGCAAAAGAAGTTGCTGACTTGGTCGACAATCTGCTTATCAGCACTGGCTCTCTACAAAAGACCGCTCAATATGTCGGTGTGATTGGTTATGTGCTGCGGCAGAATCGTGCTATGGCCAATTGTATCCGCAAAAAGCGTCGAGACATCGAAGGACCAATGCAAGATGTCGTACTTGGATGTCTCAAAGAGTATCAAACTTCTACACACTACCAGGACAATGAGTGGGTTAGTAAATATGCTCAAACGATCGAGGCCCTACCGTTAGAGTTCGACGATGTCCTGCTCGCCTTCACAAACTCAGTAGCAGAACACAATGATATACCTGAACATTTCGACAATGTATGGCGTGTTGCATCAGCATTGTCAGATCTGAGACGTCCGGACCCAGAGATTGACAAGGTTATTGCGTCAGTGAGAACACTTCATGCTAGCCTGGAGTCCGAGTCGACGACATTGGTCAAACAGGCTAAAAAAAAAATAGCCCAGCAGGGGCCTGAACAAAGAGTGCAAGAAAGGTGGTGGCGACGCCCCTTTCGCTCGATAACTAACAGGCCTCTTACCGAACGCGGTCGACATCAGCGAAGAACTAACGAGTTCGAGAACCTAGCAGCAACAGCAAGACTCATTTCGCAATCTGCCAACGCAGCCATCAATAGCCTCAATCAATACGGACGCCTCATAGAGGGTATAAGATCTGAAGTGTCCGCTATGGCTGCTCGTCGCAGATATGGGCCGGTCATCCAAGGCATAGTAGATGTTCTGCAAAACCTCGATAGCTACAATGCGTCCTCCAATATGGCCAATATGCAGCGGTACCGCAACCATATAGGCCGTCTAACCAGTGCAGAGGGTGCTCAGGCATCTGACTTAGCTCAGAGGGCGATTGATGCTTCGCAACAAATGCTTCAAAATGTTGGCTCTCAGATGTCGGATGACACATCTGGCACCGAGGGCCGTCTTGATACGCTTCTTGATGAACTCTATCAGCGGGACGCTGGGATCAAGCGTCTTTTGAGTGCTGTGCCTAACCCACAGATAGAATCAGTTCGACGTTATATCTCAAATCTCAAGAATCAAAGAATTCAATTGTCTAGGGACATGTTCAATCCTCAGCTTTGGCTGTCTATTGCAAATCAAGCCGATCAAATTGGCGAAGCTGCTACGGCAGAAGCAGAGGCATCGCCCGAACAACCAGCAACACCGCCACGAGGTTCTTATATGCCAAGCCCAGGTGAAGAGCCGGTCGGCGAACGTGAACGAGAATATCCTACACCCAGAAGACGAGAAGACAGTTCTGAAGGTGGTTCTCTCGAACCCGCTGATCACCAAGCTAGAGTGAATTCCATTCTTTCGTCCATGGGAGCTTTAGTCCCACAAACACCCCCTAATCCACCAGAAGAGAGACCCGAGATTGCCAGAGCGGTTCTACGCGGTCTAACAATTGGGGATGTGAATTTGCTTAGCGTACTTTCTTCTGCCATGACAGGCACTCCCACAGAAGCCATAATTAACGATGTACTCAATGAGTTACAGCGAATTGCATCTTCATCTACTACGACAGAGCCTGCCACAGAACCAGAGACAGCACCAACTGATGCAACCATCTCTAGCCGCCTTGACATGCTTGTAAAACTAGCCAATGCACTAGATCCGATTGATAGAGAGATTGCAGATCTCATTGATTCATACATTTACAAGGCGAAAGAGGCAAAAGGCGAACTCCCTGAATTGCCTGAATTTTCAGTACTTGTAAAGGAGAGGGAAGCCAAAGCGCAGTAAGCAATATAGTTTAGAGTGTCCGTACGAAGGGGCCGTGTAGCCTCGGAGGGATACCATAACCCTGCCTAGGGTCAGATAAAGGAGAGGTGAAACGATGCGACTTTTCAGCTCGAAGATTGCGAATCCGGTAAGCGGAGGAACTACTTGGGACGAGTTTGTTGCCAAGACACTGTCAGCAATGAACAAGACCGAGGAAGAGACAAAGACCGCTGAGACGGAAGAGCAACCACAGAAGCAGGAAGAGGAAACCCAGGAAGAGGACGAGAAGACCGCTGCCAAGATCATCAAAGAAGACGGGGAAGAGGAAGTCAACGTCAACAACGAAGGCACCCCCGAGATGACAAATGATGATTACGAGAAGGACATCACAAAGCATCGCGAGAGCGAAGCTGAGTCCACAGAAGAAGTCAAAGAGGCAGAAACCGAAGAGACAACCGAAAAGCAAGCTGAGACCAAAGAAGAGGAAACTGAAAAAACAGAAGACGAAGAGCCTGCGAAGGAAGAAGCCAAGAGCACCAAGGCTAGTATGCAGGATAGTTTCCGTAAGATTGCTTCACTGGGACGACGAGAGAAGCTTATGACATTGGCAGCTCTTGCGGCCGACAAGAATAACCCGATTGAATACTGCGAAGCGATGGTTGGAATCAAGTTGGCAGACATGACCGACGAGGAAAGACGTTGGTTTGCCGATTATATGTCCATCATCTATCCGCAGAAGTTCGTCGAGGAATTGGTCGCTAAGCGCTAATCTTCTGGTTCCCTCGTCTTCGCTCGAAAGGAGTGTGGCCAGATGATTGTGCCCGTAGGGTCTGTCAAGAAAGCGGTGGCACAGGCGGATTTTAAGAACGCCTCTGTCTTCGGCAGCGACCTCTTTCAGAAGTTCGCTTTCAGGGCTTCAGAAGAGGACATGGATGGTGTTTCGCAAGTTCAACCTGCTCCTGATGAACAGCAGCAAGTAATGGAGGAGGCACTGGGACCGGGCTCACAGAGTCCGTCCATAAGCGAACCTTTTCGCCAACAGGACCAAAACCAGTATAATGTAGCCAAGATGTACGGCGTCGAATTCGACCAGGGCTTGGCTCAGCAGGTTGGTCAAGGTTTGGGCCAAGGTGTTCCTCTAAAACAGATGATCAATGAATTCGTTGTAAAGAGCCTGCAGGACAAGTTCCCTGGGCTCAACGGCATCAACGTGCGTGTAGATACAAGCAACGTCAGTGGTGTTGAAGTTTACATGAACGCTTTGCCGGGACAAACACCAGAAAACTTAGACGGTGGCCTCGTAGCAGAGGCAGCCGCTTTCTTTTTGGCCACGAATGGCGTCATTCAAGGGCCAATGGAATTTGGCAGTACTACCGAACAGTCTGAGGCCCTTTTTGAAGCGTACGTCAAAGCAGGAAAGTCAGAAGAAGATGTTGGGCCCGAAGTAAAGAAACCAGGCAAAGGGAGTAAATAATGACCCTCTCCAAAAACTCATCGGATAACGAAACAGTCGACGAACTTCTCGGACAACTCATTGACAAAGTAGAGGAAAAAACGGCTGAATCAAGCATAGGAAGTCCCAGCGAACAGTCTGAGACTTTCTTCCAGTCATTCACAGAAGGTGATATGACCGGCGTGCGCCGTGAGTTCCTTAATGATGTCGGCAAGGAACTATTGTACGCCGCGAATAGGGCCGGTGTCAATATCTCGGAAACAGATCTTGCTAAGTTTGCCACTGATGCATGGAATAACAACACCAGAGGTCGAAATCTGGAACTCCAAGCCCGTGGCTACTGCAGAAAACTAGCAGATATTGAGGCCAACCCAAAGCCAGGGACAACAAGAGTTGCTGGCAATTCTGAGACAGACCGTTTCAATCCTCACCGGATTACCTCTGGCAGCTTTGTGCCTAACGAGAATCGACAGGGATACATCGGGATGTCTAAAAGCCCTAACTCCATCTGGGACTCTGAGGCCATCATTCGCCTCGCTCAGGAAAAGGGCGGTGACGAGAAGATCAAGGAAAGCCATCAAGCACGCCAAGATTACAAAGAGGCCCAGAAGTTCAAAGAACGGTTCCAGCGAGAAAACAAAGAGGCCCCGATGGACACCGGTGTACAGCGTTCTGCATCCGCTTTGGATGGTATGAATGAACGTAACGATCCGCCCGTATCCGGTCTCAGAATTCTTAGCGAGGATCGAGATTTCAACAATGTGCCTGATCTAACAGAAGGTGAGAAGATCAAAGCACGCAGGCGCGACGAGAAAGTTGCGAAGGCCAAGAAAGAACTCGAAATACTCAAAGGCACGACCAAGGTTGATAACTCGGCCAGCTCACTATTTGGGATCAACGAGCCGTCAGATGGAATGTCCTCAATTGAACGCAAAGGCATGGACAATCTTTTCGGCGGTGGTGAAGAAACCAAGTAACGAAGGGAACGCTCGTGTTCAATCTGACCAAGTTTAGCCAAGAAGAAGGCGAGGGGCCTCCCACCGAAACAGAGTTCAGTACAGATGTCGAACAAGAGGCCACAGATATAGGTCAGGAATCCGAGGAGCCGACAGAACCAACAGAAACCCTAACTGGGACTAGGTTGTTCAATGCACTTCTGGTCGGAAAGCTCCAGGATTACTACGACCCGGGCGTATTCCAGGCTCTCATGGCGGGCGTCTCCCCTCCGCACAATGTAGACGCGATCGAAGGCGATGTCCGTCGTCTTCCTGAAATCCAGAATACCAATCCAGAATACTTTCAATGGGACCAAAACGCAAACCGAGCGTTTCAGCAGGTTAAGGCAATTCTTGATTCGGGTGGCACACCAGTTGTCCCACTTCGAGCAGCCAGCTCTGATGAAATCGTCAAGGAAGGCCAAATAACACCAGAACCACAAGAAAACCAAGGACCTATGGCATCAGAGGACGCATTTGTTGCTACGTATTTGGCACCCCTAACAGGGTATGACCACGAGAAAAATGCGACCATAGAGACTTCAGAATCCGCACGGGCCCAGATACTTGAGAACATTTGTCCAATTGGCGAAGAGGAAGCCAATAGCGAACTCGAAGAAATACAAAGGCTAGACCCAAAACTGAATTCGCAGGAAGCAGATCAACAAATGCGGAAGTTTTATCAAAGGTGGATTCCGCCTGCACTTAGGCGAGCCCCCCAAATGGAGCAGACAGTCATGAGCGAAAATACGCCGGAAGGCATCATCAAACATAACCTCTGCAAGTTCTGCTCACAGTCAGACGATTGTGGGAAGAAAGGCATGAAGAAGGAAGCCTCCGTTGCGTTCTATGGGCAACCTTACTTACTCTATGGCCCAACAGAGAAACGAAAGTGTCCCAAGATGAGCGGCAAGAATATGGGAGACTTCGTATCGGAATACATCTGCCGACACCACTGTCTAGACGGCATTGTCATTGATGATAACAAAACGGTTTGTGGTGAAGCGCTATGGCGTGCGAACGTTATGGACAAGTACAGCCGTGACTATGTTGATGCGGATGGCAACTTGGTAGGCGGTTATATCAACAAGCGGTTTGAGGTGAATTACAATGTCCCGGAAGACAATAACATTAGACTTAAACCTGGTGAAGTCCGCAAACCGTCAGAACGGTTCTGGAACTACGAAGCCAGGATGCAGCACATGCGGGAGACAGAGGGGAAAAAGAGGGGATACCGCCCGACCACAGACACCTCCCCGCCTTTTAACTGGTCTAGAGATGTGGAACAAAACAACGTAGAGGCCTCGCAAGAAGAGAGAGATCGCCGAGAAGAAGCCAGCGGCCATCAGACCGTACAGTACACCAACAGGGATCAGGGTGAGAATCAACCCAAGAAAGCGTTCAATCTCAACGCATTCAAGGAAGTTACAGCAAGCACAGACGAAACAACGATCATTACGACCAGTGCCGTCGATACGGAAGATCCAAAAAAAAAAGACTAGCTAGTACCCTCCAGAAGCACGGCCCGACGGAGGCGATTTCGCCGTCGGGCTCTTCTTGTTTCAACCTGAGCAAACAACCACAGGTAGCAGACCCGATTCTAGAGGTTGACGCCAAAGTTTGTGTCACTCCAGAATTCCTTCAGCAATTCATAGATGAAGATGGCGATTTTGATGAAGAGCAGTTTGATCTCTTTATTGATTCCCTAAGCGACTCTGAGAAGTCTATAATGGAACAAAACCTGAACAATATCGGTGAACTGCTTCGACTTAAGGCTTTGGTTGATTCAGATCATGAAGAGTCCGCCAAAGACCTTGAGATGGATGGGTAGTCCGCCGGTGAGGTGACCTTATGTCAAAACTAATACTGCCTGATGATCCTGAGTTCCACCAGCCCACAGTGTGGGGTGATGCAATCGCCAAGGGGCTTACGCCAAAGTCGGCATCCGATAAAATCGTCAAGCAAGCTTCACAAGAAGCAGCCAACCAAGTTCGTTATGCCCAGACCATGCTTACGCCAACCCAAGAATGGTGGTACAAGCAAGCCCAAATGGCTAGTCCCGGCATCAACAACATGGTGACGAGCCCCATGTGGTTCTCTCCGATACATACACCAATGAATTGGCAAATTGCCTCAAAACGGAGAGAGATATATAATTGGTGCAGGTTCTTTTATACCAATGAAGCTAAAGTTGCTGCTGCTATAGATTTCTATTGTTTCGATCCCACCATGCAAGTGCTGCTCGCAGATGGTAGACAAAAAGCTATCTCATCTGTTCAGCCTGGCGATCTCGTACGTTCACATGATGGCTCGTCTAATGTTGTCAAAAACAAGTTCGTGCGCCGCACCAGAGAAACAATGTTGAGCGTCGCTGTTTCTGGAATATGCGGTGGAAAAACAATGAGGGTAACAACTGGCCACGAAATACTTACCGAACGTGACGGAGAGATCACGTTCGTTAAAGCTGGCGAACTTCGAAAAGGTGATTATCTTCTTACCCCTATTCTTTACGATAGTATACCGGACTGCGAGACAATAAATAAAGATCTAGCATGGCTGCTCGGCGTTTACGCTGCCGAAGGTTGTGGAATACCCTATGAAAAAGAACTTTCAGATGGCTCGGTCCACAAGAGATTCAAGGGTGTCTATTTTACTATTAGCATTGATGAAAGAGATTTCGCTGATCGTATACGTTCTGCGGTACACCGAGTATACGGGGAAAATAAAGTAACTATTACAGAAATACCGGAGAAAGGCAAAATAAGGATATCAGCATATGGTTTGCAGATAGCTGACGACCTGATAGGCCTTTGTCCTGGTATGAGTAGAACAGGAACGAAACGATTTGCACCGGTCGTCATGGGATTTGGCAAAAAAACTCTACTGTCCATCCTGTGCGGCTTCCTGGATGGTGATGGATGTTTCAATGCTGCCAACGGTTTCCAGGGTGTTGGTGTTTCCAAAACTCTGTGCGAGCAGATAGCTAATATTTGTGACATACTAGGACTTGAGTACAGCTTCACAAGCACGCGGATCTCTAAGGGAAATCGTCAGACGTGTTACAACATAAGAATCTCACGTCGAAGTTGTGACCTGTTGTCTGACGCCTGTTATAAGATTTACGAACATCAAATAGATGAAAGCAAAATACGCAACACACCTTATTTTGCAAAGGGAAAATACATATACCGTAAGATTAGATTTATCAAAGAGTACGAATATGAAGGAAATGTTTATGATCTTGAAATAGAAAACTCCCATTCCTATGTTGTAAACAGGGTTGCTGTACACAACAGCGGCTTTCCGCTTAACGGGTTTGATCTGGCCTGCAAAGACAATAACGTTCTCAAGTTTTTCGAGCATAAGATAGTAAGAAAGCTTGATCTACTCAATATTCTAAGGCAAGTTGCGTCCGAGTACTATATGCTAGGTGATGTCTTTGTCCACACCGACATCGAATGTCCGCACTGTGGTGGTACGGCCAGAGACCCGAAGACCGGACGCATGTGCAATCACCCGGACGGGATGATCAGCAAGCTTCGGATACTGAATCCGGACTGGATCGAGGTGCACCAGCCGGTCATATCTGATGAGCCGTACATCGTACTCATACCGGACGAAGAACTCACTACGATTGTGATGCGACGTCGACCGAGACAGATCTATGATAGCTTGCCGGACTACATCAAACAGTACGTCGCGGCCCACCAGCCGATCCCGCTCTCGAACCGCGTAACGTCACACCTTAAGCATATGCCCGTTCCATACGGAACCTACGGAACAAGCCTCATTCGTAGGCTTTTCCAGACGTTGGCATACAAGACAAAAATCATGACTGCGAACTGGATTGTCGCAGAGAGACTAATCGTTCCGGTACGTATCGTCAAGATCGGTAGCGACCAGCGTCCAGCATCGTCTGCCGACATCTCTGATGTCCAAATGCAGTTAGCTGCAACGGCTAATGATCCTAATCTGACCATAGTGACCCACCACAATTTCGAACTCGAATGGTATGGTGCCTGTTTTCCGCAAACCAATGATATACAAGTACTTACGCCAGAAGGATGGAAAACATACGAAGAAATCAATGACGATGATCTTGTCGGAACATTTAACAAGGAATCTGGTATTCTAGAGTTCCAGCAATTCACACAAAGACATGAATACGAATATGATTCATCACTATACGGGCCGCTTTATTCATTTGGTGATAAATTGATGGATATACCAGTTACGCCGAACCACCGCATGCTAGTAAGGAAAGGAAGATGGACTGATCGCTATGACACTGTAATGTCTCAGGATGTAAAAAGACACCATAAAATCCCGTGCCGAGTTGGCTGGAATGGCAAACTTCCCCCATCTTTGCCTTATCGGTCTTGCTCGGCTTTGTCGAATATGTCGCTCCATGATTTCTTGCGTTTTGCTGGTTACTATGTCTCTGAGGGGCACGTACAAAAGTGGTTCAAGAGCAGGGTATCGACTGAAAAGGTTCCACAATCTATAGGAATAAGCCAGAATGTTGACCAGCCAGCCTACGAAAAGATAAAGTCGCTTATGTACGGTATCTCAGATCGTGCGTATATACACAAAGACGAGCGTCGTGAGGTAGCAACCCATACAGTAAAAATTTCCGATGTTCGTTTGGCTGATTATATGGTACAAGAGTTTGGTGCCGGGTCTTCAGAAAAACTGGTGCCACGTTGGATTCTGGATCTGCCTAAAGCTGAACTCCGTATTTTCCTTAATGCAGCTATGGAAGGAGACGGGCAGACAAGAGAAATGAAAACCGGCCGCAGATTTCGATATTCTACAGTCTCTAAGCATCTGGCTGATGACATTTTCGAAATCGTTCTAAAGCTTGGATATACTCCATATGTTACCGTAGAATCTGTGAAATCTTTACATAGATCTGATATCTACCGTGTATCATGGAGCAACCTAAATAGAACGAAGGAACGTCAGGTCCAAGATATATCACGCCGTGACTACAAGGGAAAAGTGTGGTGTTTGACCGTGCCCAACGAATACCTTGTTGTTCGTTTTTCGGGTAGATGTTTTATAGTTGGCAACTCTGGTAAAATCCTCCAAGTCACGTCCGAGATGGAGTATGTCGGCAAGGAAATTTTAGACGGCTTTATGCTGAATCAAGCACTCCTAAATGGTGAGATGGCGTCCTACAGTTCCGCCCAAGTAGGTGTTGAAACTCTTATTCGTCGTATTGAATCATTCCGCTACATCTTGGCCGAATGGGTTCAAGAGAACATTTTCCGGCCGGTTGCTGAAATGCAGGGATTTGTTGACGAAGCCGAGAGCGAGAAGATCGGTGAAAAGGTTTATCTGTATCCAAAGCTCAAGTGGTTTGACCTTAATATTCGTGACAAGACACAGTATCATCAGATTCTTCTGCAGTTGCATGACAAGCAGATCATCTCGACCCAGACGCTGTGTGAGGAACTGGACATCGACTACGATCAGGAAGTGGCACGTCTGCGTTACGAGCAGATACAGGGCGGTGGAGCAGCGATGATGGCTGGTGGAGCACCGGGTGCTGGTGGAATGGGACCCATGCCGGGTGGAGGCGGTCCGGCGGGTGGTCCACTTGGGCCCGCTGCCGGTCCCGGTGGTGAAATGGCTCCAGGCGGTGACATGGGAGGGGCCGGGGGTATGCCCGGTGGCGATCTTGGAGGCCCAATGGCACCGGCCGCTGGCGTTCAGAAGGTAACCAAGAAGGGGAAAGGTGGTCAGCAAGAGGATGTTGCACCGGCGACACCACCCACGGTCAGGCTGACGAGCCTTGAACAGAAGATGGCTCAGATGCTGTTCCGATCTGTGGATGCTCAGGGTATTCACCGAGATCAAGTCAGGGCCCAGTTCCCAGTTGAGAACCCACATGGCGGCAAGCCATATTCTCTCGATTTCGCCCTGCCAAAGCTTAAATTGGCCATCGAGGTGGATGGCGAGGTGTGGCACAACAGCCCGAAAAAGATCGCATCTGACAAAGAACGCGATTATTTGTTAGCACAAAGAGGATGGACCGTTCTTCGGTACGATGATAGCACCATCGAGGAAGCTCCTAAGGCAGTTGAGCAGTCCGTCTTTGAGTACATCAAGAACATGGCTGACAAATACCGTTCCGGGTTGAAGACTGCGTCCATCGACGAAGGAGCAGGCATCAATCTTTACCAATTAAAGAAAGGCAAGTTATCGAACCTTGATGATGATTGGGGCCGTTACGTGCGTCCTACACACAAAACCAAAATAGGGGATCTCTCGCGGTAACGCAGCATCACGAGGAAGCTATGCTCATCACGACAGCAGCCAAGAGAATACGGGATAGAGGGATTAGATGGAAGGAAGTTTACCGCGAGAGGTCCCTCGAAGCCAAGAAGAAGTTCGAGAAAATACTTCCCGGATCTTACTTCAGGTGGGAGGGAATGGATTACACCAGTGGACGTCCCTACTACGTCGTAATTGCTCCCTCCGTTTCACGCCGGTTTGGCAAAGCATTCTTTGCTGGGGTCAAGAAAATGCCACGAGACCCCAAGAAGAAGGCCTATGCACCTACCGGCAAATACTTTGCCACATTAGCTGCTGCATTACGACACGCAAAAGAAATGTGGGGAACGCCTTGGCCGGATGATGCGGCCCAGTACAACAAGCAAGACTTGATGGCAGTAGAGATCCCTAGACACATCAAGGTATAGAGAATGGCATTCAACCTGTCAAAGAATAGTTCTGACAAGATACGAATCGAACCGTTAGAGAAACAGTCCGCGCTTTCCAAATCGGCCATGTCTTTCAATACCGGGCAGAAGAATCTGCTCAATTCACAAGACAATACGACATGGGCATGGGCTGGAGACTTGAGCCAAAGAATTCAAGCGGTCCAACAGGACATCGAACGACGATTCGCGGCCTACTTTCATGTCTATGCACGAAATACTGCCAACAGACGAAAGGCGATGAGCTTTGATCCAGGTGTCTACAAAGAGGTAGCTGCACAAGAACAGGAAGAAGCGGAGCGCGGGACCGACGTTGAGATCGAAACTAAGGAAGAGACAGAATCCGGCGGTCCCCTTGCTCATATCTGTTTCAGATTGAACTACATTAGAGACATCATGCCATCCCAGAATAGCGACAGCTGGGATCGTGCCAATTCTGCAGTTGAGATGCTCAACACATATATGGCCGCACGAGGTGCTCCTTTTGATGAGTTCATGAATGATGTCATGTCAAACAATGTTCCTCTTGTCTATTACTTTGACAACCTTGAAGCAAGCGGGTCCAGGGGTCAAACCAGCCCAGAAACAAGAGCAGATTATGTCGCTGCAGAGAGAGAAAGAAGCCAAAGAGGAATGCACCGCATGCCGGGTGGCGAGCCTGTTCTAGGCAGCGAGGATTACTTCGCTTATCATTCAGAGTTTCTTGATAAGTTTGGAAAGATACCGACGACCTACAATCAAAAAGAGGGCTTGCGAACGAAATACAAGTCCCGCGAAGAGGAATGGCAACGCCCAACCTTACACGAGCCACGCAAAGCATATCGAGTTTTCCAACCCGGGTATCTGAATGCTGCAATCGATCATGCTATTTCTCAGGGTTCCAAACTAGACCAGGAAGCACTTGAAAAAGAGATCAACGGCTTTCTTCAAAGAGACCTGCTGGCCAAAAAGGGATTCGACATCAAAATGTTCCCGGCAGGTGTTCTCGATATGAAGTCAGTTCCCAAGGAACTTCAAAATCAGGCAGAGGCTCAGATTGTCTTCTATAAGAAGACCGTACAACGTATCATTGAGGACTTCAACCGTAGATCCGGGCAAAAGGCAGCTGCCAAATCAGAGGAAAATGGTTTGACAGCCTTTGAGTCCCAGTGTCTTCTCTACAACCTTTCCAGTCCTCGTGGGTTCTTCATTATTCCTGGTTTCAAACATAGGATCAGGGCCAACGGATTTGATAAGCTTCGTGGCAATTACCGTAAGAAAATGCCGCCCGGTTCCCCTATGCCAATCATGCCTCTACTTCGCAGTGTCCCTGCCCCTGGCGGTCGCGATATGGCCGTTCCGAACAGAGATGACGGAAATGGCGGAAGAAGGCAGCTTACAAAAAACTGGATTTCCAAGGATGGTACAGGTTTGGCGTCGCTTATGTCTCGTTACGGATCGACATGTGATGCTTGGTTCAAAATGCTTCTCGACGAGGGATTCCATGCAGAGATGAAACGCCAAATTACAGGTCGTGGCAACGATTTTCAACCTGCCCAGATCATTTTGGACACCATCAATTGTGTTTTAAGGAACAGAACTAACGCGGATGCTTTGCTTGATGCTCTTCAGGCCTACCCTACGTACGAAGAATTCGAGCAGAAACATCTACGTAAGGGATTCGTTTCGGCAGCACAACTTACCAATGATCTGCGTCAATCAGGTGGACGTGACAAACTCCCAGTCAGACCGAAAGGCATGGCTCCGGAGGGTGGAGACGCATATGAGGAACTTCGGGCGATAACGCCCGACAAGGCCACGCACCAGTTTGACAAGGCTGTGGAACTCGCTAGTACCATCGGTGATGCAATCAGAGATGTGGTCATAACACAACGCGCGAGTGCTGGTAAGACAAATCAAGAAACAATACAAGCCCTCGAAGCCGAGAAAGAAGAACTCTTATCTGACGTCAATCTGTCGATGCAGTACAAAGCGAATGTCCTTCGTACGAAAAACGAGAGAATTTATGCACTCCAAATGGCTGATCGTCTTGGAAACGCAGAGGCGATGAATGTGTTTCGTACGAGGCTTTATGATATAGCAAAGTATCTTTATTCGCTATACGAAAACATCCAATCAGCCGGTTACGACGATGACATCCGAAGATGGAACAAGCTGACTGACGCCCTTCTTTCTCTAAGCCACGCTGACCGATCGGCCACTGCGGGTATGACCAAACCTGAAAAGAAGAAAGCCGCATGGACTCCGGTACAGACCACAAGCAAGACCGATGAAGAAACCATGATGAGAAAGGACGATTTCGAACTACTTAAGTCATATGGCTATCAGACAGCGAAAATGATGGACTTTCTTTCTGCTCTTATGATCCGTTCCTGCCGCAGCGGACCGCCCGGTGCCGAACTGCATGGTGGAGATTATTCATCTACGATCGGAAAGAGCGAGAAAGGACAGATATACTTCGGTGTCAAGTATGCCTATAGGTTGCATGGTTACAAGCCATATGTCCAGGGCGAACTTCAAACCGGGCCATTTGAAGGGCAGGCAGTCCAACAGATGAATCGTGACGTCACTAAATCTATAGGAAGTAAGGTCATCGAAAATAGACGTCTCAGATCGACGCCTGAGATGGCCCTATTACCTGCAACCCGTCATCTACGTGAAGACCAGGAACAACAAGGCAAGGGTGATGTGCGTCAGGAGAGACCATTTAGTAGCGGCGATTTGGAGCGGCTCCAAACTGTTACAGGCCAGGATTGGCCACGAGGATGTCAGACTGTCGTTGAGAACATTACATATATGGTAGGTGGAACAACTTCGCCAAGCCAATTTCTGAACACAAGAATGGAAAGCGCCTCACATCGCGATGTGCTTGACTATTTCTATCGCACCTATGGCGACGTCATGAGCGACCTAGGTATGTTTATCGATCCGCTCGCTGCAAACCTTGAGCGTCTAGAAGTTGCGACACGGGCAGCTATTTCGGCCGCTTTCGACAAGGCTATGGAAACCCTTAGGGCAGATAGAAACTTCGTTGGTTTCTTGCCGCCGATGGACTGTGTCATAGAAGACGAAACTTTAGGAAGCCATGAGGTACTTAATAGTGGCGTTCTGAATACGTCGCTTGCAGAGTCGTCATACGAAGCAGATTCACAGCTTTCCAACCTATTGCCGCAGGAGAAGACTGTTGAGGTCGGAGATGATGACCAGAGCCAGGCACCATTCATAGCAATCCAAGACACCATGGCAGGTGTTGGTCTCGCTGCTATGCCGGAACAAGAAGATCAACCCGCACAACAACCTCAGCCTGGCAGATTCAATATGGAAGAGTATATGCGTCAGCAAGAACCAACACAGATACCCGGCTATGACCCAGGAACTTGGGGAACTATACCGGAAGGTGCAGAAGAGACGCAGACAGAAGAAGATATAGATGAGGAAGAAGAAAGAAGACGAAGAGAAAACCAAGCTCCAGGCACTGAGACCGAATATCTGGCAGAAAAGTCGCTTCAGGAGCTTATACGTCTAGCAGACGCCTATGATAAGAAAAACCTCAAAAGCGTCGCTGACAAGATAGACCGCGTTATAATGGGTATCATAAATGCCTGACATGGACAGAAACCCGGAAAGAGGCTTCTTCAAGATAGCCAAGCAGTTCATCACTCCGTCTGAAATAGAAGCTCTCAATCGCCCGGACTTGAGTGACTCTGTTTTCAAGGATGTAGGTCTTTCTGTTCGTGCCAATGTTGTTGAGGATACAGCAAACGAAATCAAACAACATGAGGAACACTTGGCCGAAAGCGATTTCAATCTTGAGGCCGAAGTCCGCGATCATCCCACCAGTCTGTACATCAAATGTTTCGCCATCAAAGCAAACGAAATGAACGATAATGGCGACTGGTTTTCTAGGGATGAACTAAAGAAAGCCTATAGAACCTTTATCGGCTGTCCGGTCTTTACAAACCACCAAAATACCGACGTTGACAACACTCGCGGCAAAGTTCTCCATTCATGGTATGACGATGACAAAGACGGCATCATGATCATTGCCCGCGTGGATGCAGAAGCCTATCCACAGCTTGCTCGTGGCATTAAAGAGAAGTATGTCATTGGAACAAGCATGGGTTGCCAGGTTCAGTATTCAGTTTGCTCTATTTGTCATAATTATGCTGAATCACAAGACCAATATTGCGAACATATCAAAGAACGCAAGACACGACAAGTTGTCGCTAAGAAACAGAAATGCATGTATCACAAGCATGGCACAGAGGATCGGTGCCCTGTTTGTGGTTCACACAAGAAAAAGCCCAAGATCTTTGATGTTGAAGACAAGGCTTACGAAAGAAACTATGGGCTCAGGTTCATAGAGAATTCATTTGTTGTAAATCCGGCATGTCATGATTGTGGTATCACGGACATCATTGATACCCAGATCTTCTTGAAGAAGGTTGCGGAGATCAGTAGCCGTCTTCCTGGTCTGTTAAAGGTGGCATCGCAAACGGACATCATGTGCGATGATCGATCATGTGTAAAACTAGCCGGTCAGAAAGAATTAGATGATCTTGGTCAGGCCCTTGAGCTTATCACCGGCGTTTCCAAGACAATGCTAGACCAGAAGAATCAAATCGACTTGGAGTTCTTGAGCGATCTCGTGAAAGTTCTCGCAGACCTACAACAGGTTACTGACGAACTAACCCAGCAAGGTTTCGGTAGACTGGAATCCCCAGGAGCCGGTGCCGTAGAAGAAGGCACCCCTCAACCAGCCGAAGGAACGTTACCCACTGAACAGCCAGCACTTGAGCCGGTTGCACCTACTCCTGGTGGCGGCTCAAAAGTGATGAGCGGACCTGCTGGAAACGTCGGAACAGTGACCATGCCGAATGCATCTGCAAGGTTCGATCTGTCGAAGGTGGCCAACATTTTCAAAGGTGCTGAAGCGAAACGCCGTATCAGCATCGCACATAGGTTGGCCAAACGATCCACGATCGATCATAAGTTCAGATTTAGCAAATAGGTGAAGCCGATTTTTTTGGTGAAATACGGAGGGGGAGGAAACCTCCTCTACGAATGGTCAAGTTAACGACTTGTACCAGGACCGCCTAATTTCAGGCTTCTTGTGTACTTAGACAGATAGGGAGAGTAAAATGGACCCTAAGTCTCGCGATGGATTGATCGAAAAACTGTCGACTACAGCACGCCGTGCTTCTACGAAAGTATCCACTGAAGTGAAGGCTTCACGTGGAGACTATCAGGTCGTAATTGGTACGGACAGCATTGATCATTTCTACCGAGGAACACCAGTAGGGAGTATTAAGGTCGCAGAGCTGGATAATGAGGTAATCGAGGCTTGCAATGAAGATCCCAGTGACTTCGCAGGGGAGTATCTGGGACATTTTATTTCTAGCTTTGATGCCGACGCCTGGACGCGTGAGGCAGCTCATGCTACGCAGAGCGAAGAAACGCTCAAGGTTGTAACAGAGAAACAGCTCGCCAACCAGAAGATTGATTACCACCCGCGACCTGGCGCAGCCTATGACAACATCACCGAAAAGCAGCTTCCTGAAAATGATGAACGTCATGGCACCTACGATCAGATCACCGAAGGCCAGCTTCGAGACGAGGACACAACCTTCAAGGATGAGCCAATGGCTCATGACCGACAGGATGAGTCCCGAAACACAGTCACGGAGCGTCAACTCGAAAATGCTTCAGAATACAGTGAGCATCAGCAGACCGAACGCGGTCAAACTGGTTCACAGTTTGACGGTGGCATGGATGCCCAACAGCGTATGATCGGCGAAAAGCAGCTCATCGAACTTCTAAAGCACCACGAGTGGACTGAGCCCAAGACAATCACCGAAGGTGATGATCAGCTTGGTCAGCAGGACGGAGAATTGAGTCGCCTTGATCCTGAATGGGTTGAGGAAATCATCCAGAAGGCAACAACCGCCCTCGGAAGAACCGTTCTTGCCAGTGGTACTGTCCCATCTGATTTGGCCCTTATGGTCAGACGCCTTGTCTCCCACGAAAGCAAGTATCCCGTTCTTGCAGACACCATCAAGAAGTATGCCGGATCGAAGGTCAACGATGTTGATTCGAAGATCAAGTGGATGCGTCACTGGAAGTCTGCAAGCGGAGTAAGCCCGATGTCGGTCAACGACACAGCGAGCGTACTCATGAGGGAACTGTCTCAGATAGAAGCGGACCCAAGACATCTTGTTTACAGTCTAGTTGGTCTGGCATCTCAGGGCGATTTGCTTTCTGAGCGAATCGATAAGGCCTCACAAGATGTCCTTGCGGGCATCGAGCCAGAGATTGAGAAGACCCCGACTGCTGTTGATGTATTCAAGTCTGTCGCTGCTGGTGAGCACAAAAAGCCCATCGTCGAAGGCAGCGCAGAAGACGATGGCATGTACGAGTACGTTGGGCATGTCTCTGAGGTCGATGCGGACATCAATGACAAGGAAGCATTCAGTGATGCGGCTATCAAAGTCGCTTCCGCTGAGATTCATAAGAACGTCGGCGAGAAAATTGATCTTGTCAAGGTTTGCGTGAGCGTAGACGGCGACAAGAGCGAATTTCGTGCCGTCATGAAGGATGCCAAGAAGGCTAAGGATGAAGACGAAGACGACGAAGAGCTTAAGGCCAGGGCTGAAAAACGCCAAACGATGGCCAAAGAGGCATCCGTCAAGGAAGCACAGGTTCCGCCCGGTGGCGACATGACGCCTCCTGGTGCTGGTGGGGCCCCAATGATGAATCCCGAGATGCCGGGTGGAGATCCCGGTGCAGCAGCACCTCCGGGTGAAGCTCTCGGAACCCCGCCGCCCGCCATGGACGAAGGTGAACCCGGTGAAGGCGAGCCAAAGCCGCCCGGAACCATTTGCCCGTCTTGTGCCAGCACGGACGTCGATGTGGACAACGGCGAGTTCAGATGTAATACCTGTGGTGCCGAAGGCAACATGAGTGTTCGTCTTGAGCTTACTAAGTGGCCTGAGACGCTGCACGAGACTGAAACAGAGGAAGAGGAAGGCCTACCGGCCGAAGAGGGCCTGGAACCAGGCGCACCAATGCCTGCTCCTGAGGAAGAGGCAGGTACCACCATGCCAAGCGTACCAGTTGGTGCCTCAATCCATCTGACACCTCTTTATCTTGAGAAGGTTGCGGAAGGCTTCGCGGTCGACAAGAAGGGTAACAAACACGAAATCAAGATGGGATCGCGATGTCCGCGTTGCGGCAGCCACGACACCTATCTGCACAAAGCAGCTAAAAGAGCAGGTTATGACGGCGTTTGCTGGTCCTGCTTCAATGAATACAACTTTAAGGTCAAGGCCAGCAAGGACAAGAAGAATGAGGTCTATGCTGAGTGGATCTGGCTACCGAAGGAAGCAGAAGATTGCGAAGACTGTAACAAGCTCAAGACAGCCTTCAAGAAGTCTTTGGCTAACTACGGCGTCAAGTGGGACGACTTCGTTGCTCTCAACGATACCAGAAAGCAGGCTGACACGATCCTCAAGATGGCAAAATCAGGTTCGCTTGAGATCTCCGATGCGATGGCACAACCACTTGACCTAATCAAGGTTGCAGCAAGCCCACGCTGGACAGGTTATGAGAACGTCGACAAGTTCCCATCAGCAAGTTGCCGTGAGATGCTATCACGCAGATTCGGTGAGAACGCTACCGCGATGGCCGGACCTTGCCAGGGTGAAAAGTTGGCAGACTGTGTCTGTGGACAACTGGAAACCCTTGGAATTTACACTGACGGATTGGCTGCGAAGGTCGCAGCTTCTCTGGCAGACAAAGATCCCGAAGAGCACAGTCCGACCGAATCCTGCGTCGAGATGCTTGTTCGTGCAAACTACTCGATCGACGATGCCTGCATTGCGTGTGACGGTCTAAGAGCGGCCATTGCAGGCTATGAGGATCTCGTGATTGAGAATATCGGACGCGTCAAGCCAGAAAAAACTGCTCAGCTTGCTCTGGAAGCCCCGGAGACGGATGTTCTGAGCGATGAGGTTCCTTCTGAGGGACCCGAACTTGACGATGCCCCAATAGAGGATGAGGTTCCCGTCACTGACGAGGTTCCTGAGGGAGGCATGGGCGACATGGTAGAAGTTGAATTCGCACCGGGCCCGTCTGAACTCGAACCGGAACTCGGTGAGGGCGGCATCAGCGTCAAGCTCGATAGCCTCTTCGACCAGATTTCAGAGTTGGTTGATGTCCTTAAGCGTGCAATCAATGCAGATCTTGGAGAAGGTGAATTCGAGGATCTTGGTGCAGAACCAGATCTTGGTGTCGAAGAGATTACAGATGATACGGTGGGCGACGAAGGCGAATCCGAGATTATCGAGATCGATGAGGGCGGAGAGGAATCAGAATCCTTGCCTCCTGAGGCCGAAGAGGAAGAGTCTGGCCCGCCAGACTTGGAAGACGAAGTAGAGGAAGACAAAGAATGCGGCATGGCTCCGGCGGAGTCCAAAGAATGCGAGGATAAGCCAATGGAGAGCGATAATAGCGATAGCAAGGAATGTTCTGACTCCAAACCTATGGAAGAGAGCAAGTCCGATGAAAAAGACAAAACCTGTCCAACATGCGGCCAGACAGTATGTGCATGCACTACTCCGGCCAGTGCGGAGCAACAAGAGAAGATTGCTGCCCAACTTGATCAGGAACTGATGAGGATGAAGCAGGGCACAATCACAACTGAAAATGCTGGTACGAGTCGTCTTTTCGACGCCCTGATGAAGAGTGCAAAGGTTGAGGGTGATGGCGAGAAAGAGTTCAAGTACATCCCCCTCAAAGAGAAAAAGCCGCCTGTCAAGCCAGCACAAGACGCAGAAGATGTTGGTAAGGTTAAGGATGGCAAGACCATTGGCGATGAAGATAAGTTCACTGATGGCGTAGAGGACGGCTTTGATGCCCCTCGTGCCCAGGCCACGATTGGCCGTGAGGATGCGTCCAATACCGTGAGCGAAGAGCCTCCTAGCGTTCCACAGGGTTCTTCTAAGCTGGATGGAGAGAAGGACTACGATGCCGGTGCTGCAGTTCTTGACGGTAATCAAGGCGGTGGCGTTCAAGTGACTGCCGAGGAGAAAGAAGAAGTCAAGACTGCCGAGACGGAAGAGGAAGAGACCAAAACTGTCGAGGCCAAGACATATACCGTCGGCCCGGACCACAGCTTGTATCCACGCCTAATTGAGAAGACCGCTTCCGGTCAGGATTCGGTCAACCTCAAAGATGGCTACACATACAACATCGACGTTGCAGAGAATAAGACTGTAACTCTGACACGTACAGCAAAGGCAGAAAAAACAGAAAGTCTTGAGAAGGAAGCCGATATGGCTACAGTGAAAAGAACTAAGGAAGTAGAAGACCTTCCCAATATCGATAACACGAGCGGAAACGAGACGCACCCACGAGCAGTGACAGAAGAAAAGCCGAGGGCAGGTCTAGCAGACCCGGAAGTACCCACCGCACCTGACGACGGACGTCTTTCGAAAGAAGAGACGTCGGAGACCCCAAAGGATCTCCCTGATGTGCCAGTAGGTGGCGGGATGCATCCGGATTACGATAAGAACAAGAAGAACACTCCCGAGTTGCAAGAAGACATCACGGGAGTCGACAAGGCAACAACCCTTGCATCCACTAAAGATCGAAAAAAGGCAGCCCAGGTTGCTGGCCTCATGCTGAAAGCCGGTCGAATCGAAACAGAAGACCTAGAGACCAAGATCGAAGAACTGGCCAAACTGGAACCGGGCACACTAGCCGCTATTGAGGACTCGCTGAAAGAGGCATCCAATGCCGACAATAAAGGATTGCAGAAAGAAGCAAGTGGTGTCGCAGAGACTGGCCTCCCGGTAGTGCAGGCGAGTGCCAAGTCCGAAAGTGGCAGTGGTTCGGCGGAGAACCTTATAGAAGCCACACAAAGCTTGTTCACGCTTTCCGAAAGGAATAGTGAACACGAGGCAATGCAGAAAGATCTTGATGACTTTGGGATCTTTCGTCACAAGTAATAGGAGTTAGTCACAGATGGCTCTTATCGAAGTCTTTCACGTAGTCGCCGGTCAGTATCAGCTGAACCCGGATGATACTCCAGATACAGCCTTTGACATTCCTCAGGGAAGCGTCATTGGTCTGGATGCCAATGGGTTCTGCGTTTTGGCCAACGACAACAACACGATTACCCCGCTAGCTGTCGCTGGTGACTCCAGGTCTTGGGGCACTACGTCCTACACGCCTGAATCTGGTTCGGCTCTCAGTCGAGATCCGACAACCACGATGACGGGTGCGTTGGTCACAGGTGGCTGGGGACGCGGACAGCGTTTTACGCAAAACCGCGTGCCTGACAACTATGACGAGACCCTGGCTTCCCAGAAAATGACGGCTTATGTCCATGGTGTATTCTGGACTGATCAGTATGAAACCATCGACATCAGCGGAAACGTGTGTGCGTTCACTCCTGGTGATCCGCTCTATGCCTCTCCGCAGCAAGGTGCTCAGGTTGGTGCTGGTGGCGTCGTAGACGTCGCGAGCAACGGCGGAAAGTTTACCTGCACGGATGATGGCGGAACGAGAAGCCGTGTCGTCGCTTATGTTCTAACCGACGAGACGGACTATCCGAGTGGTGTTCCCGGAACAACGACTGCAATGTTGGCTTTGCCTGAAGGCGGAAACAGCCTGTCCTGGGGTACGTTCATCCAGGTTCAGCTCGTCTAAGGCGATTTCAATAAGGCAGTGAAACAAAGGAGCTGATATTCCAGGCCACCTGGGATTTAGCAAGGAGCAAACAAACAATGGCAATCGAAAAGTCGCAACTGACTGAGGCCGAGAAGCAGGTCGTCATTGCTCAGGCTTTGGATACGGATGAGGGTCGTGTAGCCTTGGCTCAGGCCATGGTTGAGCCCATCCGAAGAAGCCTTGAGTATCAGGCCGTGGGCAGGAAACTTCTGCTCATCGACCAGCTACCGCAAGGCGCTCTACCAAGGTACGAGCGAGACGTCGCTGCAATCGCCCATGTCCTTCCTCGTCGTGGTGCTGTACCTGATCAGATTCAGGAAGGTGAGGAAATCCTGGTGCCCACATTTGAGATCGCGGCCAACCCGCAGATCAGAATGTCTGAGATCCGTGCAAGGCGATTCTACATCGTCGACCGTGCACAGATCAAAGCCAAAGAGGCTATTCAAAAGGAAGAGGATGCATGTATCTTCCGTAGCCTCATTGCGGCGGTCACCAACAACGGAACCCAGATCGTTCAGAACGGTCCAGCGGCCCTGGCCCCTGGTTCACTGAACGAAGCCTTCAGAATGATCGAGCAGCATGACCTGGTCGCGTCCAAGGTTATTGTCCACGCGAATATCTACGCCAATATTCGTTTCTTCGGACAGAACTTCTACGACCCGGCCACCACGCGTGAGATCATCACTTCCGGACTATTCGGACATATCTGGACCGCTGACATCCATGTCTCGTCCAAGATGGACCCGGATACGGTTCTGGTGGTTTCGAGCCCTGATACAGTCGGAGTTTTCCCGATTAGGCAGGATATTACTGTTCTTCCTGCAGATGACCCGAAAAAGCTAAGACTCGGTTGGGTGATATACGAAGAGGTCGGAATTGTCATCATCAACGACTATGCTGCAAGCATGGTCGAGATGACTACAACCTCCTAGTATACAAGAAGTTAAGGTAAAACCTTCGAAGAGAGGGCTTCTCTGAACCCTCTCTTTTTTTTGTTGTTGTCACAGTATTGTTGCGACAGTTTTGTATATACAAAAGGAGGCCGTCCTTTACGTTTTCTTGTATAATCTAGCATTGGCTTCAGTTTGGAGAACGGATAAGATGGTCACAAGACACAATGACGAAGTCCACTTAGACACAAGCAATACGATTAGCAGTGAAAGCACAAATGTATATACAACAGAAGATGCCGATTTTGCATATCTGCTCGGTGTTTATTTTGGCGACGGCCATATCTATTATGTTCCAGGAAGCTACCAGTTAACAATCGTATCTTCTGACCGGCAGCTTTGTGAAATATCATCATCAATTTGTAGTAGAATATGTGGCAATTCTGGAACTATATCTCCTGTCCGGAACTACTTTAAGCTTGTCGTTTGTTCTCAATCTTTGTGTGACAGCATCCTTGGCCGCATGTCAATCAACAAGGATTACATATCTGCAAACAAATATGAGAAAAAGTCTGTGCTGGGTAGTCCTGATAGTCATATTAAGGATTTTTTGATTGGACTGATGGATTCAGATGGATGGATTAGTCGTAGGAGGAACGGATCATACTTCAAGTACGAAGTCGGATTCAAGAACACATCACACCTCTCAGAGGAAATATACAAGCTGATGCTTTTACACGGACTGAAATGCAGCAAATTAGACCATAGAAACCAAACACGGAATGGCAAAGAATGCAAGAAGTGCTGGTGCTGGACTATTAACCCCAAAAGCTATTCTGACCTGATGTCGTTTAGGCTGACACGAAAACAGCAACTTTTGGAGCAATACAAGATCGAACGATCAGAAAAAAGGCTCAAAAAGGGAAACAACATAATACTTAGAGTATCGGACCAAGAAAAATCGGCTCTCCGTCTTAAGAGCGAGATTTGCGGTCTAAAACTTTCAAAACTGATACGCAGTGCTGCTTTTGATTATTGGCCTGAGACCAATTTAGATTCTGACGCTTTGCTATCAATTTATAGAAATGGAGATTACAAAAGAAAGCGTGATGTTGTTGAGGTGATCTTTCGTTACCTAAGAATTTCCGGCTATCCTCATAGGAAATTGTCATCGTCTGACCTTTCTGGGGCCATGCTTCGTCTTTCGAGGACCAAGCACCCTTTACTGGACGACAATCATCTGCAGGTCAATACCACGGGGTTAGAGTTAGCAAACTACTTTCACCCACATATGATGTCTGTAAGGTGCCGAAACGGACGATTGAGCCCACAGGAATGTTTTGATGATGATGACAGTCTTAGGGATGCAATAAATAGATGGCTGGAACTCGGTAACAAACCGTCCTTTTCTGGCCTTAGAAGAATATTGCGTATAAGAGATGGAGTTAGAAGTGTTGTCAATTTCAAGCCTGCTATTGCGAAGTACTTCTATGACACCTATTGCAATAAAGGAGCGCAAGTTCTGGACCCTTGTATGGGGTTTGGAGGACGCCTGTCCGGGCTTATATCTTCCAACAAATGCCTTCGCTACGTTGGAATAGACCCATGGGGTGATATTGTAGAAGGAAATTCAAAAATGGCGTCTTTCTTTTCGTCTTTGACCTCAGACAGCATTGAGGGCAAAGAGCAAGTTTGGCAATTCCAGTTTACTGCTCATCTTGGCGCATGCGAAGATATAATGCCTGATATGGAGGATCAATTCGACTTCATATTTACTTCGCCCCCTTTCTTTAACGTAGAAAAGTACGATGCTGGTTCTCTGTCTCAATCTCATAAACGCTATCCGCGTTACAGTGATTGGAAACTGTATTTTCTTACGTCTTTGATTAGTGAATCAGAGAGAATCCTAGCCTCCGACGGACGTTTTGCTCTGAATGTTAAGAACTACAGTTTTGCGCCGATTGCAGATGACGCAGTCGAGATTGCGTCAAAGAGCGGGCTGATACTTGAGAAAACGTACCATATGAGACTTGCAAACTCTGAATATGGAAGAAGTGAAGCTGGCCCAAAGTTTCACACAGAGCCGGTATTCCTTTTTCGATGCAGATGAACTTGCAAAAGCCACATGATGACCGTATAATAGGCTATCGCACTGGGTCAAGACTGGCCGTGTGCCCTGTTTTAGGGCATCTGAGAAGGGTAAGCCACGATTTCTTCCGGAACACATCAATGCGATTAGAAGGCAAGCAAAATCGGACACGATTCAGGTAACGATTTAAGAAAAGGAAAAGGAGCATTGCAGGCAAGACGAATCAAACAAGAGTTTATTCGAGAGTCGAGCGAAAACCCCTACGTCTTTAGC